CACGACCTCCCGAGCGAAACGAATCGCTCAACCTTCGCGAGATCCAGCGCGGCGAGGATGGAGGCCCCGGGGGCCCGGCGCCCGGCGACGACGTCGGAGACGTATGCCGGGCTGACACCTGCCGAGGTAGCGAACGCCCGCTGGCTACCCGCGTCCCTGATCGCCCGGGACAGGCGCAGGCGGACGTCGTCTTGCGTGAGATCGGTCATGCCGCCCTCCTCGTAGCGGCGACCCGCTCACGGGCGGCGGCGACGTCCGCCGGGCGCCTGGAGGCCCGCGGCCATTCAGTGTGCCCGCGCTCCCGCAAGAGTTTGAGCACGAGCCTGTCCGTCACGCCGGCCGCCCGGGCGGCGTACGCGACACCACCGAGGCTGAAGACCGCGTCGACCACGCCCTGCTCCTCGGCGGGCGAGAGGCGGCGGCTTGCGTTGCGCGCGCGGCCCTCGACGAGTGCGCGGCCTGCTTCGACGAGCGCGCGGACATGGCTCTCAGTGAGCCACCCGTACCTCTCGTAGAGGCACTCCCACACGCCGTGGAGCTGTTCGAGGCGGTGGTACGCCTCCAGCGGCGGGATCTGCCGGTGGAGGGATTGGTCGAGTTCGAGCTCCCTGTGAGACGCCATGCGCACCGTATTACCCTCCGCTTATCCGCGTACTGGAGAGATTGTGAGAAGCGAATCACCAGAATGCCAGAGCCAACGCGGGGTCGAGCTCAAATAAATCGCCCAATGGTAGCTAACTCCAGTTAGCTACCATACGGAACCGCCCGGCACCCTTATTTGCACCCGCATTTCAACAACACGGTGTTGTCCAAAGCGTTGTTGAAATCGTACCTCCGCGTTGTCGAAACAAAGTCCTGGCGGTTTCCAAGGTCCGCGCTACCCTTCGCTTGTACGCGGATTTGTGGAGACGATTCGATGAACACCTGCGAGATGAACACCGCCGGCCCGCCCGAGGCCTTCGACCTTACTTGGGCTATCCGCAAGGAGATCCCCGACGGCCGCGTCCTCTACGTCGCGGAGGCGTCGACGCCCGAGTTCGAACAGGCCTGGAAGGTGATCGGGATGGAGATCAGGCATTTGGGCTTCAGCCTCACCGAAGGGCGGCCCGGGGATGGTTGGACGGGGTCGAGGCCCACGTTCTGGCTGGCGAAGGCAGGCTGGAGCGTCCCGGCCTGGGCGCGCTACCAGGCGCTCCTGCCGGCCGCCATCAAAAGGGTCGCGGAGTACGAAGAGATGCAGGAGCGCATCAAGGCTAGCTGGGCCGCAGACCGGGCCGCAAAGGCGGCCTTCGTCCCGAACGCACGCGCCGCGGCCCGAGCGAGTCTCGATGCCCGCCCGTGGGCATGGACCAAGGCGGAGAACGCCGCCGAGGCCGAGGCCCTCCTCGCGCGTGAGGACCTCGACACCGCCGGTGCGAGGAGGTTGAACAAGTTGACCCGTGCGGCGGACGGGAACGTGGAGCGCGCCCGGGCCACCGCCGCGACCGCCTCCACGGCCGAACTCTCCCGGGCAGGGGATGCCCGGGTCCGGGAGGCTGCCCGGGAAGCGGTCGCGCTGCTCACAGGCAAGGACCTCGACCGCGCCACGACTACGAACCATGAGGGGTGGGGTAGGTCGACCTCGATCCTTGGGCACGTCCTCGCGGACATGGGCGAGCTCGACGAGGCGCAGGCGTCCCACGCCCTGAGGATCCTCAAGACACACAGGCGCCAGTTGCCGGCCGAGTTGGCGGTGCGGGTGTTCGGGTCCTAGCCGGACTTGGGCTGCACGGTCAGGGTGGCCTCGTAGCCACAAGCGTCAAGGGCGGCGAGGAGGCGGGCGAGACCCCACCCCTCGAACGCCTCGGCACGAATTTCTGACCTCACCTTGGGGGACCGGACGCCTTGGCCGAGGGCGGCCGGATATGCGGACGGGAGGCGTTTGCAGACTCGCTCCCGGGCGCCGGGCTTCTCGACCTGGCCTGCCACGAGGGCGAGGAGCCGGTCCTCCATGGAGGCCGCGGCCCGGGCCCCGGCGGCCGCATCGTACCGGGCGATGATCTGATCGCCCCGGGTACGGGTCTCGCGTTTCGTGGTCACCAAGAGCCCCGCCAGCGTCCGGCACAGGGCGGCGTGTTCGGGGTAGCGCGCCTCAGTGGCGTATGACGTGGCGGTGGGCACGGGAGGGCTCCGGAGGCGAATCGCCTATCACCAGAATGTACGGTCGTAAGCCGCTGCCACAATGGGGGAATTCCCTCAAACTGGCCTCAGGCGGCCATCGCAAGCGCGCGGGCCGGGCGGGAAGCGGCCGTCCTCGTCATGCGGGACTGGACCGGGGCGCCGGAGACGGTGATCGAGACCGGGATACCGAGGGCCTGGGCGACGTCGATGAAGGTGGCGGGCGACCATCGGATCGCCGTGGGGCCTTCCAAGAGCTTCCACTTCTTGTGCCGGTCGAACCGCAATCCCGTGAGGGCGGCGACCTCGTCGTTCGTCAAGCCGCGCTCATGGATGACCCGGATCACCTCGCCGTGGAGGTGATCTCGGACCGCGTTCAGGAGGGCGCCGGCGCCGGACAAATCGCTCATGGGGGCCATTGTGCCCCCAAGGTCGGCATACTCAATCCTGCGCGCGAGGGTCGTTCCCCCGTCCTGGGGAACCACGGGCCGCGAATGGTCCAACAATGGTCCGCGGATGGTCCGCCGCCGTCCCATTTGCGGGCCATTTGTGGACCGCGGATGGTCCGCAAATGGGCCATTCGCGGCCTGGGCTCGATCAGCCCCCAACACCCACGATGATGAGGCTCGCACAATTCGCGGCCGGCCCCTTGGCAACGACCTCGACGAGGGACCCGGCCGCCACGAATGCACCGGTCGTAGCCCATACCCCGGCCGTTGCCCCGGCCGCGAACGAGATGGTCCCGATTTCGGAGCCGTTCACCCGGAGCGAGAACGTGACGGCCGCCGTCGGGGCGGGGCTCATGCGGGCGATGGAACCCGGCGCGCCCGACGGAATGAAGAGGAACCGGAGGGGCACGTGGCCCAGCACGACGTCACCCGTCGCGACCGGGCCCCGCCACCGCTCGCGGAAATCGTTGACGCCCTGGATCGTCAGGATCTGCCACCGGTACGTCGTGCCCGGAACGTTGCCGGGGCCGGCGGGGACGGCGTCGATGGCCTGGTACGCGAGGGTCGCCGCCTCGTTGACGGTGACGATGTCCCCGATCAGGTAGGACATGTCGGCCGAGTAGACCCCGGCGTAGCGTTGGTTCGCGTCCTTGCCGCCCCTGGCGATGTACGCGAGCCTGCCGGCCGCGAGATCGCCCTCGAACGTGGTCGCCTGGTGGGCGACGCGGGCGACGTAGCTCGACCGCGTGAGCGGGTAGTAGAACCAATCGCCACTCGCGTAGACCGTCCCGACAAGCCAGCCCTCGGGGCGCTCGTTGAGGGGGGCGGCCGCGAGGGGGATATCCGACAGGGCCCGGCCGGTCGTGGAGACGAGGTGGAACGACCTGCGGTCCGCGGCGACGACGGCGTCCGCCACGCCCTCGGCCTGGAGGCCCTGGGCGTAGAGCGCGTCGATGCGGCCGCGCAGGTAGCGCAGGGTCGCCGCGATGACGCCCCCCTTGAGGGGCGGGTCGCCCGGCTTCCAGTCGGTGAAGACGTCCGTCATGTGTGCACCTGGCCTTTGACTGGGTAGCGGTAGGTCGTCGTCCATGGATCCGGGGCTTTGAGCCCTCTGACCTGCCGGAACGAAACGAACTCGACGCTCCCGCCTGGTTGCCCGGGGTCCGGCGCCGGCGAGGCGATGGCGGCCGCGGGGGGCGGGATCTGGTAGGACGTCTCGACGACGGTGACCTGATCGCCTCCGGCGAACGTGGACCCGTCCCACCGCTCGGCGCTCTCCTCGGTGGTCACCGACCCGCCGGTCACGCGAGGCAGGGTGGCGAGAGGCGCGTTCACGTCCTCGGCGACGTCCTTGATGAGGCTGACGAGTGGATCGGTCGGCATCAGGGCTCTCCCTCTTCGGTTAGGCGGATCCCCCTGGGGGACCGCGTCAGATCGGCCGTCACGCGGTACTCGCGGTCGATGACCTTGGTCGTCACGAGCGGGACGAGCTCCACGTCCACCGTCGTCGCGACCTTCCCGGCGGCGGCGACGGGGTCCTCCTGCCCGAGGGCGGCCGCGCGCTTGAACGCCGCTAGCTGCTCGTCGATCTGACCCCTCTTCTGGTACTGCCGGAGGGCGTACCCGGGCTCCGATAGGAGCTTGGGGTCGACCGGCAGGGACAGGGGGTCCGCCTCCCAAGTCCACTCGATGTCGTCGCCGGCGGTCAGGTAGGTCGTGTCCTGCTCGATGAACTCGGCGTCGGCATAGTCGCTGGCGCCGTAGCTGCCCGTCGCGGCGAGGCGCGCGGCGAGGTCGACGCCGGTGCCGGGCGGGATGGCCAGCGTCAGGTTGACCGTCTCGCCCTGGTCGCCGTGCCACACCTCTTCTATCGACATGACGCGGCCGCGCACGGGCTTGAGGTCGGGCGTCCCCTGCCGGCCGGGCAGGAGGATGCGGACCTCGCAGTCCAGATCCAGGGCGGGCCCGAGGGCGAGGAGGTCCTCGCGCAGGCAGGTGACCGTGACCTGCCAATCCTGGAATCTGTCGAGGCCTGCGACGCGCATGCGCAGGATCATGCCGGCGATGCAGGCCTGGCCCCGGGGGCGCTCGAAGAACTCGGTGGCGGCCGGGTCGTCGAGCGCCGGGGCGAAACCGGTGTCCACCCAGCGTGGGTCCCGCTCGTAGACCGTCTTCCTGATGACGGTCTTGACGAGCCAGAACGAGGTGAGCCCGTCGACGCTCGCGCGGTAGGCCTGTCCGCCTTTCAGGACGACGTCGCCCTCGTTGTACTCGCGCCCCTCCTCATGCTCCGCGAGCTCGGCGAACCCCTCGATGCCGTGCGGGTCGCTGATCGAGATCGTCCCCAGGTCGAGGTAGTCGACCACCGCGCTGGCGCCCGGCTGGACCGGCATGCGCAGGGTGATCCTGGCCGTCTCGCGGATGCTCTGGTTCCACTGGTACGTGACCGGCCACGCCGTCATGACGCTCGTCACGGTCCGGAGACGGACGTACTGGGCGATGCTCTCGTACTCGAACGTGGGCCCGTAGAAGGTGTCGGTCCTCGGGGTCCCGTTGACCAGGACCTGCAGGTAGGAAATGCGGCGGAACGCACCCCGCCAGACCCGGCCGGTCTCGATGGGGGCCGTCTGGCCGACGACCGGAGTGACGATGGGGGAACCCAGATTCCATCCGACGTTCGCCGCGAGCGACCCCTCGGCCTGGCCGGAGAACCCCGTCAGGGAGACCACGGGTCCGATCCACGATCCGATGTCGCAGGTCCCGGTTGCGTTGACCTGGAGTTGGCAGACCAGCTTGGCCCGGACCTCCCGGACCGCACCCTTGCCCGGGACGACCTGGAGGGACGCCGCGTCGTACGCGTCCGCCAAGTTCCAGACCCCACGGGAGGCGGCGTGGTCGCGCCAGGCCACGGCGTGGGTGACGGGGTCGTAGTGCCAGTACCCATGCCGGGTCTGCCCGACGGCGTCCGCCAGGTACTCCAGGCGCCCGAACAGGCGGTCTAGGTAGGGAAGCTGCTCTGCCGTCGGGTCGTCGTCCGCGAGGGTGCCGTCCTCGTCGTACTCGCTGGGCACGGCGACGCCGAGGACGGCCGCGGCCGCGATCTCCTTCGCGCGGATGAGCGCGTCGCTGTCGAGGCTGCACTCGACGTCGAGCGTGAGGGTCTCGCCGGACACCGCGGGCGGCAGGGTGCGGACGATGCCCCGGGCGCGGACCTTCCACGAGAGCATGGCGCCATGCTCCGCCTCGACGAGGGCGCAGGCCCTGGGCTGCCCGGTCTCCCACACGGACCAGCCGGGGTTTTCGAGCTCGATGGACATGTGGGGGAGGCCGTCCCGGGAGCGGGACAGGGTGCACGCCATGACCAGGTCGTCGTGGTCGAGCACATAGAGCATGTCGGCCGTGACGGGCTGCTGCACGTCATCAAGCCAGATGAGGTACGGCAGGGTCACGCGAGCACCACCAGGGCGAGGCCCCAGCCTTGCCTGCCCTCGATCTCCGTGGCGGATCCCGGGTCGATGGACAGGACCTGGCACGGTAGGATGGGGCGGTACCGGACGAGCACGTCGACCTCGGCCGGCTCGGCGAGGGTGACGACGCGGCCGGCGACCGTGAACGCAACGCGGCGGTTGGTGTCAGACCGGTGCGCGATGACCGCAAAGCCGGACGGCTTCCTGGCTTCCGGGCACGGCGAATAGCGGAGCGCGACGGACGAGAGGCCGGCGGGGATCACGGCGCCCTCGAACCGGACGCTCTGGAGGAGCACGGGGTCCCGGACGCGCAGGTGCTCCCACGCCGGGGGGAGTCTGTCCTTGCAGGACAGGGTCACCTTGTGGACACGACGATGGGCGGGCCCGAAAATCTTGGGGAGACCCCGCCAGGTCATGCGGACCTGGTGTTGCTGGAGGTCCTCGTGCGCCTCCTCGATGCCGAGCTCGGCGCCGGCGGCGAGGGGCACGCCCGAGATTTTCGCGCGCGTGTGCCAGGGGATCGGGGGCGTAGCCATGCTCCCAACGGACCCCGCCACCCGTGGCCCGTGCAAGGCCACGGGTGGCGGGATCACATGCGGTTGGCCGCCGCCCTGGCGCGCGAGATCGCGTCCTGGTCCATCCAGCCCGGGACGGCCGTCTGGGTGCCGTCGGCCGCCTTAAGCTCGAACACGACGGGCACGCGCGGGACCTCCGAAGCGACGGGAGTCTGGATCGGGCTGGGCGGGGTGTAGGCGGACGAGAGAACGTCGTTTCTACCGCGCTCCGACCGTAGCTGCTCCTCCCACGCCCGCTGCGCCTGCGTCCGGTCCTGGGAAAGCTGGTTCGCGAAAGTTGAGGCACCCCCCGTCTCCGCGTTCCGTGCGAACTGGGCCTCGACCTCGCGAAGCTTGCCGTCCGTCCCGTTGACCCAGTCGGCCAGCTTGTCCGTCATCATGCGCAGGCCGGAGAGCGGCCCGTCACCCTGTGCCAGCGCGTAGATCCCGAGGCCGCCACCGACGCCCCCGAGGAGGGCCATGACAAGGGGGTTCGTCGCGAAGGCCGCAATTGCGGACAGCTTGCTCCAGAGCCCTGACAGGGCCGTGGTGAGGGCCGCGACGACACCGGCCGCACCCGCGCCAGCCCCGCCCGCACCGGCCGCGGTGGCCCCGACACCGAGGAACGCGGCGAGCCATTTCAGGGGCCCGAGGACGATCCCAAGGGCGGTGGACAATGCGCCCAATACTCCAGTGAACTTCAGAAACGCGACGAAGAATAGTATCGTCTCGAAGTTCAATCCCGTCGTATACTTGACGAAATCGAAGATCTGATCGTAGACGGCCTTGAACCAGGCCCAGCCCTCCTTGGCCGCGTTGGCCACGAAAAGGAAGCTCTCCGCCAGGCCCTGGGCCCCAGGGAAGGTGAGCCCCGCGAGGGCGGCCGTGACCTGCTCGGCAGGCGCCCCGATCTGCGACCAGACAAGGGCCACGTCGGACCCGACCTGCCTGAACCACATCACCCACGCCTCGACCGCCACCTTGGCGGCGTCGAAGTCCTTGAGCATGCCGGCGAGGGCCTGGCCGGGGCCGGTCATGGCCTCCCGGTCACCACCCCACACCGCGCCGAGGTCGGCCCACACACGCTTCACGTCGGTCGCGAACTGGACGATCTTGTCCCTGGCCCCGGGGATCCAGGCGAACTCATAGGATCCGACATCCTGGTCGTTTCCGGTGACGGCGGACTTGAGCTCGAACGCCAGGCGCTTGGCCGCCTCGACGCCCTTTGCGACCCCATCCCGGATCGACAGGAGCCACGGAAACTCGGTCACCTGCGCGCGGTCGTTGACCGCCGCGTAGAAGCTCTCGCGTGCGAAGCGGCCCACCCCCTCGATGCCGGTCCGCAAGGCAAGGAGCCATGGGAACTCGGTCACCATGGCATCGTCGCCACCGATGGTCAGGATGAGCTCGCGCGCCAGGCGCCCGGCCGCGAACAGGCCGGTCTGGAGGTGACCGATCCAGGGGAACTGGGCCCTGGTCGCCTTGTCCCCGGACAGGGCGGCATACAGCTTCTGGAGACCGGGCGTCGCTTTCTGGATGAGGTAATTGACCCAGGACAGGCCGTTGCGCATCTCGATGAGCCAACGGTTCTGGATGGGGTGCCGGGGCGCGAACGAGTGCAGGACGAGGCCGTGCTTGGCGACCTCGTCGTTCGCCGACTTCCACTGGTCCTCGTAGCTCGCGACGCCGTCGTTGGCCCCCTCCCATCCACCGGACCACACCCGCGCAAGGTCGCGCAGGAGGACGCGGCTGTCCTCCGAGAATCTGTAGAGCCACCCCATGGTCTCGTCGCCGAACCGGGTGATCCCGACCGACAGGGCCTGGAGCCACTCCTGGAGGGCGGGGCCCGCGACCACGAGGGCGCGCTGTTGGAGCCCGTCGAACGAGGTGCCGACGTCGTAGACCGCGCCCTTGAACGCCCTGGCCCTGGCGATGGCAGCCTCGTCGATGAAAGTCCCGCTGGCCTTGAGGGAGGCGAGCTCCTTGCTGAGGTCGACGGCGCCGCTCGACAAGTCGTTGAGGAGCGGCATCAGTTTGACGACGTCGTCCTCGCCGAACATCTGGGCGAAGAATGCGACGCGCTCTGTCTCGCCCAGCTTCTTCGATGCGACGATCACCTCCCCGAGGAGGTCATCCATCTTGCGGATCTTGCCATCCGCCCCGCTGACCGAGACCCCGATCTGCGCGAAATAGGCGGCGAGGTCGCCGGCCGGGTCAGAGAGAACGGCTTTCGCCTGGGTCTGGAACTGGACGAGGGTCTGCCTGATGTCGTCGACACCGATGCCGTAGCTAGACCCGGCCTTCGCCAGGGCCTGGTACGTCGAGAAATCCATGCTCGACGTCTGGCTGCTGTAATACTGGTCGAGGATGCGGTCGGTCGAGGCGGAGCTCGCTTTGTAGGCGGCCGCGCTCACGCCGGTGGCCCCGGCGGCGGCGCCGGCCGCGGCCTTGAGGCCCGTGGTGATGCCGGTGCGCGCGACGGTGCCGGCGACACGGACGGCCGTCTGCCCGAGCCGGGCGAGGAGCGAGGTCGCCTGGGCTCCCAACGCTTGCGCCAGGCCGAGCCCGGCGTTCGCCGCGGCGGCCCCGATCTGCCCGACTGTCTCGATGACGGCCGCGGCGGCCGCCTCTGCCGCCTCGGCCTGGGCGGCTGCCGCGGCCTCCGCTTCCTCGGCCGCGCGGGCCTGCTCGTTCGCTAGGCGCTCCGCCTCGTCGGCGGCCTCGCGTTCCGCACGGGCGAGCTCACGAGCCGCGCGCTCCGCGGCACGGGTGGAATCTAGCGTCTGTTCCCTAGCCTCGCGGGCTGCGCGGTCCGCGGCGCGCTGGTCGTCGCGACGCTGCCTGTCCGCTTCCCTCTCGTCGCTACGGCGCTGCCGGTCCGCCTGACGCTCGGCCGCGTCCGCGGCGCGCTCCGCCGCACGGTCGGCATCCCGCTGAGCACGAGCGAGGTCACGGTCACGCTTGTCCGCGGCCCGACGGGCAGCGGCTTCACGGACGGACGCTGCCCGGTCCGCACGGTCGGCCAGCCTCTCGGCCGCGCGCGAGGCATCCCGGGCGGCCTGGTCCGCCTGACGGGCCGCGACCTCGATGGCACGGCGCTCGTCGATGGTCCTGGCGCGGGAGAGGCGCTCCTCCTTGTCCGCCTGGCGCTCGGCCGCACGGACCGCGTCACGGGCGGCGCGGTCCGCATCGCGGGCCTGCTTGTCGATCTGGCGCTGGCGAGCGACCTCGGCCGCGGCCGCGTCACGGGCGGCACGGTCCGCGGCCCGCTCGGCATCGCGCTCCGTGGCCTTCCGGTCGCGTTCGGCCTTGTCCGTGGCACGCTGCTCGGCCGCGCGCTGCCGGTCGGCCTGGCGCTCCTGACGGTCCGCCTGACGCTCTGCCTCGCGGCGGGCCGCGATGGCCTCACGGGCAGCGCGCTCCTCGGCCTGCACGGCCTCCCTGGCGGCCTGCTCCGCGGCCCGGGCGCGCAAGTCCGCCTCGCGCTCGGCGATGCGGGTGACCCGCCTCTCAAGGGCCTCACGCTCGGCGATCTCCTCCCGCACCAGGCGCAGGCGCTCCTCGGCGGCCGCCTGTGCGGCGGCGACGCTGTCACGGCCGTTGTCGAGCTCGGAACGGTGGGCGGCCGCGGCCGCGCGTGCTCGCTCCAGGGCGACGACGCGCTCCGCCTTCGCGGCCTCCAACGCCTGGAGGGACGCACGCTCGGCGTACTCCGACTGGATCGGGCGGTTGTATGCCCGCTGGGCCGCCGCCTGCCTGATCTTGGCAGCATCCGCGGCCGCGGCCGCCTCGTCGGACGCCCGCTTCGATGCGGCCTCGCGCTCGGAGGCCGAGGCTCGGGCGGTGCCCACGCTCCGGCGGCCTTCCTCCTCCGCCTCGCGCAGGAGGCGGGCGTTCTCTCGGGCCGTGTTGACCACCGCGTCCCGGGCGGCCGGAGCCTCCCCGGGGGAACGGACCGCAGGGGCGGCCGCGGCGGCGGCACGGAGCTCAGACTCCCGAACGGCGACGCGCGTGAGCGCACGCTCCAGGGCCTCCCGGCGTTCCTTCTCCTCGGTGGCGAAACGGACGGCGGCCGCGGCCTCTTCCTCATCCGCCAAGGTCCGGAGTGCGGCCTGGCGCTGGGCATGCGCGGTTAGCGCGTCCTCCTCGACCTGACGGCGCTGCGCCTCGTCGGCCCTGGCGCGTGCCTCGGCCTGGGCCTGGGCGGTGGCTCGGGCGCCGGCGTCGATACCCTGCTCGGCCCGGAGCGCGGCCCTGGCCGCCAATGCGGACGCGACGGCGTTCCGGCGGTCCGCCATTGCCTGCGGCCGCAGGGCCTGGTCGCGCTCGCTGCCCGGGTCGATGCCGTCAACGAACCGGCGGCTCTGGGCCGCCTGGGCGCGGGCGGCCGCGAGGCGGTCCCGTGCGGCCCGAATGGCGGGGTCCTCGGCGGCGCGAACGGCCGCGATGACCTCCGCACGCGCACGGGCCCTGGCATCCGCCGCGGTCGTGTCCACCACCGGCGCCGGCGGCACCTGGGGAACCTCGGGCATCGGGGGACGCAGGCGGGCGCGCTCCTCCAGGGCCTCCCCGATGCGAAGGCGCCGGGCACGCTCGGCATCTGATCGGGCCCGTCGCTGGTCGAACGCCTCGTCCGGATCCTCGGACGTGGGCTGGGCCTGGATCTCGCGCAGGGCAAGCCTGGCCTCCGCTGCCCTGGCACGGGCGCGGGTGAGTTCGGCACGCTCCTCGGCATCGGCCCGGACGGCGGCCGGCACCACGGGAGGGGCCGCCTCGACCGGCGGGGACTCGACCGGGGCAGGCTGCGGTGGCCGCGGCCTCTTGTACTTCCTGACCGTCCTGACCTTCGCCTCGGCCTTGACCTCGGCCTCCGCGCGGGTCTCGACCTCGGCGACGACGACGGCCGTGACCTCGCGCTCCAGCGCCATGCGCTCGGCCGCGGCAGCCTGGTCCGCGCGGCGGCGGAGCATGGCCTCGCCCTCGATGGCGGCGGTCGCTTCCCGGGCGGCGGCCATCGCATCGCGGACTTCCGCGCGGCGCGCCAAGGCTGTCTCGACCGCCTTCCGGCGGTAGCGCTGCTGGCTTTGGAGCTCCTGCTGACGCTCCTCGGTGCCGGCCTCGGCGTCACCTGGCTGGGCCGCCCATGCCCGGGTCGCGACGAGATCACGCCTCGCCTCGGCCGCCCTCCGGCGACCGGTGAGGAGTCCTCCCTGGGCAATGTAGACGCGGTTGGCCCCGCGGTACCGGGCGGTCCTGACGTCCCGGTCCGCCGGCTGGTCGTCCTCGACGCCGGCGGCGCGCGCGGCCGCCACGGCCTGTTGGACACGGGCCCGGGCGGCGAGGCGCGCCTGTACCAGGGCGCGCCTCTCGGCCTGCGCCTGGGCCATCCCGGCGGCACCACGGTCGAAATCCGTGGCGCCCGCGCGTGCCGCTTTCCAGGGCTTCTTGAGCGCGGCGAACTGTATGCGCGCGTCCGCCCGGGCCTTGGCCTCGGCGGTGTTGTAGACGGCGTCCGTCGCGGCGGCACGTGCCTCGGCGGCGGCCCGTGCCTGGATCGCCTCGGCCCGACGCTCCTCCGCCTCCGCCGCCATCCGGGCGGCCGCCTGCTCCGCCGCGGCGGCGGCGGCCTTTGCTTCCTCTGCCGCCTGGACCTGGTACCTCGCGAACTCGATTGCCCGGTCCGCGGCGGTCTTGGCAGCCCGTTCCCTGGCCGGTGCCTCGGCCTCGTCGAGCACCCCGGCGCCGGAGGCACGGGTCCGTGCGGACCGAAGGTTCTCGCGCTCGATAACGAATGCCCGCGCGGCATCGCGACGGCGCTGCCCCGCGAGGTATGTCTCCGTCTCAGCCTCAAACCGCTCGCTGGCGTCCCGGGATTTCAGGCCGGGGCGGTAATACCGGAGCTCGTTCCGGGCCTCGCGCGAGGAGGTGCGCGCCTCCTCGATGCCGTCCTGCGCGGACCTGACACCGGCGATGGCGGCCGCTTTGTCCTTGGCCGACGGGCCTCGCGGCTTGCGCGGCTTGCGGACCTTCACCTCTGCCTCCGCGCGGACCTCGACCTCGGCGACGACGACGGCCGTGACCTCGCGCTCCAGCGCCATGCGCTCAGCCGCGGCCGCACGCTCCGCCCGGGCGCGAAGCATGGCCTCGCCCTCGACGGCGGCTGTCGCTTCCCGGGCGGCGGCCATCGCATTGCGTGCGTCCGTCCGGCGCGCCAGGGCGATCTCGACCGCCCTACGGCGGCGGCGCTGCTGGCTCTGGAGTTCCTGCTGTCGCTCCTCGGTGCTGCCCTCGGCGTCCGCCGGCTGGGCCGCCCATTCCCGAGTCGCAACGAGCTCGCGCCTCTCCTCGGCCGCCTTGCGGCGACCGGCGAGGAGGGATGCCTGGGCAATGAAGACGCGGTTGGCCTGGCGGTACCGGGCGGCCCTGGTGTCCGCGTCGCCAGGCGTATCGTCCTCGACGCCGGCTGCACGGGCAGCCGCGACGGCACGCTGGATGCGGGCCCGGGCGGCGAGCCGCGCCTGGACCAGGGCCCGCCGCTCGGCCTGCGCCTGGGCCATGCCGGCGGCACCACGGTCGGCATCCGTGGCGGCCTCGCGTGCCGCTTTCCAGGGCTTCTTGAGCGCGGCCAACTGGGTGCGGGCGTCCGCCCGGGCGCGAGCCTCGGCGGTGTTGTAGGCGGCGTCAGTCGCGGAGGCCCGCGCCTCGGCGGTGGCCCGCGTTTGGATCGCCTCGGCCCGACGCTCCTCCGCCACTGCCGCCAGCCGGGCGGCAGCGTGCTCTGCCGCGGCGGAGGCGGCCTTTGCTTCCTCTGCGGCCTGTACCTGGTACCTCGCGAACGCGATTGCCCGGTCCGCGGCGGTCTTGGCAGCACGTTCCCTGGCCGGCGCCTCCGCCTCGTCGAGGACGCCGGCACCGGAGGCACGGGCACGAGCCTGCGCACGGCTCTGGCGATGGATCACGAATGCCCGCGCCGCATTGAGCCTGCGCTGCTCCGCGAGGTATGTCTCCGATTCCGCTTCAGACCGCTCGTCGGCATCCCTGGAGTTCAGGAGGGGGCGGTAATACCGGAGTTCGTTCCGGGCGAGCCGCGAGGTGGTGCGCGCCTCCTCGATGCCGTCCTGCGCGTCCCGGACGCCTGCAATGGCGGCCGCCCGGACCTTGGCGGATGGCTTACGGGCCTTCGTCTTCGCGGTCGAACGGATCTCCGCCTGCTGTTCCGTGACGCGCGTGAGGTCACGCTCCAGGGCCGCGCGCTGGGCGAACTCCTGCTCGGCGATCCGGATCCTGTCGTCCGCCGCGGTCGCGGCGGAGGCCACCATCTCACGGGCCGCCGCGAGCTCTGCATTGACCTCGCGGCGGCGGGCGAGGCGCTCCAGGACTTCGACCCGGCGAGCGGCCTTGGCGCGCTCCAGGTCGGCCATGGCGCCGGGGGCGCGGTCCATGTCAGAGTCGTCGAGGGTGCGCTGGGCAGCGCGCTGGGCCCGGCGGGCGAGGCCGGCACGGTAGGTCCCGGCAGCGCGAAGGTTGCGCGCCTCCTCGGCCCGGTATGCCGCCTTCGTCTTCGCCGCGGCGAGGTCGTCCGCGGCCGCACGCTTCGCCGCATCGACGATGGCACGGTTCGCCGCGATGCCTGCCATGGCGGCCTGCTGGGCCTTGGTCGCGTCTGCGAACGCCTTCGTTGCGCCGGCGGCGGTGGCCGCGGTGGCGCTGTCCATGCCCTTGAGGCTATCGCGGACGCCCTTGAAGTCGGACTTAACCTTGTCGAGGCCGTCGACGCCGAACTTCGCGCGGAAGTCCGCGACCTCCCTGCGCATGGTCATGGCGTCAACATCTCCAGTCTCAACCGATCCGGTCTAGGACCCACTTGCGGTATGCGTCGGGGTCGGTGCCCATCGCCGCGGCGATGGCGGCGGCGAGCCTGGCCTGCTCCTCACCCTGCCGGGCCTGGCGCCTGGCGGTGCGGGCCCGGACCTCGGGTATGCTGAGGTCCCAGGCCCCGGGGCCGATCTCGGCCTCAAGGTCCAAGGTCTGTCGGATGATCTCCACGAGGAGGTTCCGGCGGATGTCGCGGGTATCAGGCTCTACGTCCGCTTCCGCGACTTCGGCGTGGCCTTCGAGCGGGACCGAGAGGTCGTCGCCTTCCCAGCGGTCCTCGTCGACGTAGTCGGGGCGGACGACGTCTGAGCTGAGGACTGGCTCTGCATCACCCGCATCAGTGTCCCGCTCATCGCTCGTCCGACGCGGCCCAAAAAACCCGCCGGGTCATCCTGCCAGGTGCCATGCTGGATGGTGGTGAGCGCCGGCTCGAACTCGTGCTCCGGGACGCCCAGGAGCCATTGCTCGATCTCCGCGTCGCCCGGGGCGCCGATGCAGATTGCGATATGGGCGGCGTCCGCGAGGGGGCCGTCCACCAACTGGGCCGCCATGTAGGCGTCGATGTCCGGGTCGACCGGGCTCTCCTCGCCGGCCTGGGCCGCCTTTGCGGACACCCCGATGGCGGCGCCGAAGGTGTAGAAAGCTTGGACGCTCTGGAACCTTGCGACGTGCTGGGTGAACTGCGCGACGGTCGGGGGCCTCCACGGGACATGCTTCCCGTGGAGGATGATGGTCCCGCCCTTCGCGGTCGGGGTGACCGCGAGGACGGAGAGGAGCTCGCTGCGCGAGAGGAGGTTCTGGGTCACAGACACGTCCTCAGAGCAGGTCGATCATGTAGCCGTACTCGTAGCCGGCCTTCTGCGTGTAGTCGGCCTCCATGCTGCCCGAGGCGGTCGCCTTGACCACCTCGCCGCTGCCATCGGCGATCCACTGCACGTCGCCACCTTCGCCACCGAAGGTAAGCTGCGGCACGACGATCTTGCGGTTGGTGCCGCGCAGGTTGTTCTGGCGGAGGAAGAACCGCCCGGTCAGGGACAGGGTCTGGAGGAGCTCCACGACGTTGGTGGAGGCGGTGCCCATGACGGCCGGCGCGGAGAACGACACGACGACGTCCTCGTTGACGTCCGCACCCTCGGGCCAGACCACGATCTGCACGACGCCGGACTTGCTGTCGTGGCGGTAGGTGGCGGGCGGGATGACCTCGCCGCCGACGGTGACCGAGGTCACGACGGTCCCGATCAGGCCAATGGAGGCGGCCTCGTCGATGGCGGTGTCGCCGGCCTTGAGCTCCAGCCACTCGTTGACCATGACGCCGGGGAAAGACTGATCCTTGGCGGGCACCAGGGCCTGGGTGAACGGCTTCACATTGGCAAGGTGCGAGAGCGCCAGGCCGAGCGTGTTCATCGTGCCGAACTCAACGTCGACGCCGCCGGTGAGCTGGCCGTAATCCGTGGCGATGATGCCGTTGCCGGGCTCCTCGGGGGTCCGGATCTCGGTCTTCGTCGAGCTCTTTTTGAACGTGGCGGTCGCGTGCCCGAACGGGATGAGCGAGGAGGTGCCGCGCAGCTGGAAGGCGCACTGGCCCGACGGCTTGTTGAGCAGCTTGGGGTCGAGGGGCTTGAAAACGGCTCCGGCCATGATGGCCTCCTGTTACTGACGGGGGGAAATCGTGGCCGGATCGTTCTCCGGGCTCACGTACTGGACGAGGAAGGCGAGGAGGAATCCCCCCTGCGAGCCCTTCTCGGATTGGAATGTCTGGGGCTGGCTGGACACGAGGCGGACGTCCTCGACCTCGATGCCGAGGGCCCGGGGATCCGCCAGCGCGGCGCGCACCTGGTTGGTGAGGGCACGGCTCGCCGCCTTGAAGTCCTCACGCCCCTCGTCGAGCACGACGATGACGTCGACCTGCTGGTGCCGCTCGATGATGCGGTCGCCGGGCTCGCCGACCAGGTAGTCGTGGATGAGCTCGTTCCCGAGGCCGACGACGGCGGCCGGCAGGTGGGCGTCCTTGACCGGGAGCTCCTCCGGCGTGAGCACGCGCTTGAGCCCCGGGACGGCCGCCTTGATGCGGGCCCGAAATGCGTCCTCGATCTGTGTCAGTGCGTCGGCCAATGAGTTGCTCTCTCGTCGTACGAGAGGCAGGTTCGAGGGTCACCCGTGGCCCGTGCAAGGCCACGCCTGAGCCCTGGAGGCCGCGCAGCATGGCAGACGAACTAGGACCCCTGGGATCCGGGCCGATCCGGTGGCCAGGACCCGGCGACAAGCTGTTCACGTCGGGCGGCCCGGACGATGCGCTGCTGACCCCGCATCACGGCCTAAACCTCATGGCGACGGGCTATCTCTCCGCGGCCGGGCTCTTGGTCGAGAAATCGGTCGGACACGACTTCGGCCGTGACACGCTCGTTTGGCCGATTGTGTTCCTCTACCGCCAGTACCTCGAACTGGAGCTCAAGGAGGGCATCGCGGATTTCGGGGCCGCGGCAGGCATCGACGCCAACTGGACGACCCATGACCTCCGCACGCTCTGGAGGAGCTACAAGCGGACGGTTGATCACTATGAGATTGGAGGCGACGTCGAAGCGACTAAGGCGGTCGCGCGGGCCATCAACGAGTTCGCCGAGATCGACCCTGGATCGTTTTCGTTCCGGTTTCCCGTGAACAGGGATGGCAGCCGCATCGCTCGGGACGGCCACGAACGCATCGACCTCGAACGCCTCCGGGACGTGATGCGCGGCATCTCGAACTATTTGTCCGCAACCTCCGGCCTACTTACCGATATGATCAAAGCTTGGCCGGACGACGGACCAGAGTACGACGGACCAGAGTACGAGGGACCAGAGTACTAGGCCGATCCACTTGCGCTCGCGTGCGTTATTTCTCATCGATCCCCGGCATCCAGAAGGAGGTTGCGGCTGCCGTACATGCGATAAGGGGCCTAAGCCCTGGCTAGCGTCAGCCTGCGCCAGGACCCTTCCCAGGGCTCCACCATGAGGACGCGGTAGGTGTCGCCCTCGACCTCAATGGCGCAGGCGCCGGCCGTGCGGCGCTGCCGGACGCGGAACGCGGTGGAGTTCGTGAGGGCGACGATCTCCTCGCCGGCCTCCAGGTCCTCCAGGTCACCCTCGCCGGCGAGGGTGATCCGCACTGCCTCGCCGCTGTCCTTGGTGGCGTCGACGTACTGCGGCTGGATCAACTGGAGCTTCACCAGGCCGCCCCCGTCTGCGAGCGCCGACTGGACCTGCCACAAGGCGCCGGAGACCCAGAGGAGGTCCCCCTTCTCCACGTGCGGCGCGTCGGCCTCGTTGATGGAGGCGAGGGGCTCCCCGTCCAGCATGGGGACCTCGCCGCCCATCCGGTCCCGGACGATCTCCCGGCGGATGAAGCTTGCCCGGAGGGGCACCATGCCGTGCACCCTGCTCTCCAGCCGGGCGGGCTCCGCCAGACTCGATTGCGTCAGAGTGCGGGCGAGGACCGCGAACAGCGGGGAGGTCACTCGGTGGCCCCTTCGAGCGCGACCACCCTGGCCCGGAGGATGGCGACCTCGGCAGCGAGGTTGCGGAGTAGGGCGTCAATACCACGCCCGTCGACCGCGACGCCCGTACCCGACAGTGCCGTGCCTCTACTGGCACCGTACGTAACGCCCAGATCAAAACCGAGTACCTCGGCCGCGTAGGTCGTGTCCGAGCCGGTGAATTTCACGGATGCGTGCCCAGTCGAGGTCAGCGTGTGACTGTCCCGAAGGGCGAATGTGGGCTCCCCGAACGGGGAGCCGCCGGCGGCATTGACGGCCGTGTTCAGCCTGTCGACGACCCTGTCGGGGGTGGTGTCGGTGACGTAGAGCGGGACCGTGACGGGCACCCCGCCCGCCAGGAACGTGACCTCGCCGTCGGCGCTAGGGGCGTAGTAGCGGGAGGGCGCCCCGATGCCGCGGACGAAACTCTCGGTCACGGGCAGGACGGCGCTCAATCTGTCGTTGCCATGTGCCACGTCCTCCGTCGAAAGCGGGAGGCGGGCCTCGACGACCGGCTCAAGGATCGTGGCGGTGTCCAGATCCAAGCCGAGCGCAACGCGGGCCGCGGGCGAGGTGCGGGTGAAATCCAGGCGCAGGAGACCGGCGAGGGTGAGTTTGCCGGCCCCGAAATTGCCCAGCGTGACGGAGACGTCGGGCTCCAGGTATGCGGCGAACGCGTCTCGGATACCCTGCTGGTCGAGCCCGGGAGAGAGTGGGACCGTGAGCTCCATCCTGTCCTCGGGCCCGAATACGAGCTCGAAAACGACGTCGACCTGCTCGCTCCCGGTCGGCGTGACGGCGCTCGGCGCAGTGAAAGCGTAGGGGGCCGTGAGGGTGACCTGCCGGTCCAGGATGACCGGCTTTGCGGACAGGGACTCGATGGCCGCCTGGACCGTCTCGGCGTCCAGCCCGGGGACGGCCGCCAACGCGACGGCGGCCGCGTCGACCTCGGACGAGCCGCCGGACGGACGTCCCGCGAGCTCGGCGATGGCCTCCTGCACGGTGTCCCCGGCAACGCCCGGAACGGGAGCCAGGGGGACGGCCGCGGCGACGATGGCGATGATGGCGGGGATGTGGGTCTGCATGGTCAGGCGGTCCCGTCGATGGTCGCGGCGGCGAGGATGGGCAGGTCGAAATCGGAATCTGCGAGGAGGCGCAGGAGGACCTGGCCCTCGTCCGTCAGGGCCACGGTCCACGTGCCGGCGCGCAGCGGGAACATGACCGCGCGGGCGGCATCGCCTTGCTTGGCGCCAACCTGGGCGGCATGGCCGACGTACAGGGTGCGCCCGGCCGGGACGTCCAGCATGAACAGGCTGGCGGCGCCGGATACGACGCCGTCGAGGACGCCCGGAACGTCCGCATTCACGGACGCCCGGTAGACGCGGCCGCCAAGGGGAAAGGCGTCCGCGGTCTCGGCCCGCTCGAACAGGGCGCCTGCGATGTACTTGTCGGCCATGGGCCCCTCGATACGAGAGAGGGCCCGCCCGGTTGCGGACGGGCCCTCGTTTCAGGACGGGTGGGAGGCCCGGGGTTACTCGTCGTCGCCGATGACGCGGATCTTCACGACCGCGCGGGGGCGGGCGAAGAAGTGGAGGAAGCAGGCCTGCACCAGCATCTCCTCGCCCTTGCCGTGGTCGAGCTCGCGGATGGACGCGTACATGTCGAGGATCTGGCCGCGGAACTGCTTCATGTCCGAGGGGCCGGCGACGGCGCGGGCGAGGCCCTGGCCGATGGGGACCATGTAGGCGTAGTCGTCGTCGACGAAGCGCTCCAGGGTGCCGTCGGGCTTCTTGTAGTTGGTACGGCCGTAGCCGACGATGTCCACGTCCTCCAGGATCGGGATCCCCTTGCGGGCGTCCTTCTGCTGGATGAAGAAGCGGCCCGCGTCGGTCATCGCCTCCTTGGCCTGCTTGTTCTTGCGCAGGCGGCGGTTGGCGTTGCGGCCCGACACGATGACGTAGCGCTCGGCCGAGTAGGAGCCGAGCTCGTCCTCGATCTCCTCCTTCTGCTCGACGATGGTGTCGCCCAGCGAGAACTTGCTGTCGGTCAGATCCCACTCGTTGACGATCTGGGTCTCGCCGAGGCGCTTGAACACGTCCATCCAGACGGCGCCGTCGTTGTCGTAGATCCGGCCTTCGAGCCAACCCTTGGCCCGCTGGAAGCCGCGGGTCAGGGTGATGGACTGGGCCATCGGGGTGATGATCTGGTTGCGGTAGGTCTCGGCCGTCCGCATGGCGATGGACCCGGTCTCGCGGGTCGGCACCAGGAGCTCGCGCTCGTGCAGGGTGTCGGTGACCTCGTAGACCGGCAACTTCAGGTCGACGGTGTCGCGCTTGTTGCGCAGGTTCGGGGTGGGGTTACCACCGCGGCCGGTGATCGGCAGGACCTGCACGAAGCCCTGCTCCATGTCGACCTGCACGCGGTCGGTCATGCACTCGCTGGAGCTCTCGGGGATGATGCCGGCGAGGCCGTCCTCGACCACCGGCAGCTTGTTGATCGCGTCGGTGACGTTCTCGTAGTGGAAGGGATCAGGGTTGCGCTCGGCGGACATGGACGTGTCTCCAGACTGTTCGGGGGGCCGGCCGTTAGGCGCGGAAAAGGATGCCGCGGGCCTCGGCCTCGGCGATGAGGGCGGCCTTGAGCGCGGCGGTTGCGGCCGCATCCACGCCCTTCGGGTAGGGGATGCGATCCGCGAACACCTCGCCGTCGCGGGTCAGAATCGTCGCGACCTCGAACTCGCCCTCGAAGCCTTCGAGGATGCGGTCGACGAGGAAGCCCTCCAGGACCTCGGAGCCGTCGATGCCCTCGTTGTCGTAGGCAACGAGGAACCCGGTCGCGGTCAGGCGGGCGACGGGGGTGCCGGGCTCGTAGACGCGGTCGGGATTGATCTTGCCCACGTTGTAGGAACGGAGGCCGAGATCCGACTTGATGAACTCGGCGGCGTGGGTCCTGCCGGACTGGCGGGTCGCGTACATGGGTCTCTCCTGTGGTCTGGTTCAGCGACGGGCGGCCGCGCGCTCGTCGCGGTACTCGGAGCGGGTCTTGAGGGTGGTCTCCGCCGCACGGGCCCCGCCGGACGGGATCGACACGCCGGCGATCTCGCCACCCCCGGTGTGGATGGCGGCGACGCAAACGGTGCGGAGCTCGTCGACGGTGCCGCCCGTGGCAGCGATGCCTTCGAACTCCTCCAGGACGGCGGGTCCCTTCTTCGAGGCGATGCCCCGGAGGATCTGGACGTGGGCCGCACGGACCGCATCGGCAGCGGGTGCCGGGGCGGGCTTGGCCGCAGGCGGGGCGGCACGGGTCGTGAGCTTGGCCTCGGCCGCAGCGAGGGCGCTGCGAAGGCCATCGACCTCGGCCTGCACGATGGCTTCGGCCTCGGGCTCCACAACGGCCGCCTGGGCTTCGACGGCCACGGGCGGCGTCTCGGTGGAGGCCGGCGCGGGCTCGGCGGAACGGGTGGCCTTGAGGGGCGCGGGGGTGGTCTTGGGCTGGGACACGTCGGGGGCTCCTGAACGGATGCGGGCCGCGCTGTCGGCGGGCACCGCGACGAGGGACGCCTCGCGCGGCCGCCAGCGGCTGATGGTGACGAGGGGGACCTGGCCGTCCCGGAGGGAGGCGGTCTCCTCCAGGATGTCGAAGCCGACGGACACGGACCGGATGATCCCGTCCTCGATGTCGGTGGCGATGTCGGCGACGCCGTCGCGGCGGGAGAGGCGGCCGGTGCACACCAGGCCCTCGTCCGCCAACCGCGCAGACTCGATGACCCCGACGATTGCCTCCACGTCCCAGTAGGAGTGGCTGTTGAGGATGCTCGACCCCACGAGGCCGTCGTCGCCGTCGAGGCCCTCGGCCCCGGCGATGACAAGCTGCTCCTCGACCTCGGTCCACCGGGGATAGCTATCGGTGTCGGTGACCAGGTAGCGGTATGACCGGCAGGGCTTGGACGTCGCGAGGACGAACTCGAACGTCATCGCCTCGGCGTCGTAGCTCTCGGAGGGGCCGGCGGCGGCGCGGACGTTGAGCCCGAGGGCATCGCGCATCCCACGGCTCACGCGGGGCGCACGTGGCGCCGGGGGCGTGTTCGGGGCTGCGGAACGGGGCTTGGCCAAGGTGGTGCTCCAGGTATCTACCCAGAGGCTCCGCCCTCGTGCGTGGCCCGTGCAAGGCCACGCCTCCGCGTTCCGTTCAGTCCTGATCCAGGACGCTGTCCTCGCGGGAGGAGGCCTCCACCAGATCCCTCTCGCGCGCCTCCTCGGCCTCGGCCTCCGCGAGGATCCGGTCGGCCGCCTCGACCCCGCCGGCCCACGTCTCCGCCCCGACCTTCTCCTTGAACCCAAGGGCGACGTCCCGGGCGGCCGCCTTCGCCGCGCGCCTGGCCCGGACCTCGGGACGCATCCCGAACATCGAGGTGGTGACGGTGTCCTTGTCGATGACCTTGGCGTCGATGGCCTTGATCAGGGCGGAGATCTCCTGCGCCTGGCGGGTGATCTGCATGGCAGGCCACTGCCACTCGCACCGATAGGCCTCCCACAGGGGGCGGCCCGGCGGCGGGGTCCACAGGCCCAGCGCGACGACCTGGTCGATGAAGGCGATGCGGGCCGGGTTGAGCACCTGGTGCTCCATGCGGGCGTGCTCGATGTCCGCCTTCCGACGCAGCGAGATGCCGGCGAAGCTCATCGCCCGCTCGGTGATGCTCTCGTAATCGCCGGTCACCTCGTGCACCGGGGTGCCCATGCCGGCGCAGATGTAGAGCAGGTTGATCCGGACCGTGGGCTGGAAGTTGGCGTTCGCCGGAGGGGCGATCATCTTCGCCTTGAGGCCCCTGGGCGGCCGCGCGATCAGGCCGGGCGACAGGCGCATCGACCTGATGAAGGCCTGCTTGTCCGCCTCCGTGGGCTCCTCCTCGGAGCTCTGCGCATCGATGTCCTCCTCGAACATAATGGAGAGGCATTGCGCATTCAGGGCGACGCGGGTGTTGGCGTCCTCCAGGTCGCTGTTCTTGAGCGAGCGCAGGATGCCGGCCGCGAGGGGGACCTCGGGCCTGACGGCGCCGGTCTCGCTGGGCACGTGGAGATGGTAGAACTCGTCCGCCGGGACCCGAGTCTGCGTGAGGGGCGCGTTGAACCCGAAACCGGAATTGTCCCGGGGATGGCGCCGGTATGGCCAGTACGCGGCCCGTGCCCCGATGCCGTCGAGCTCGACGCCCTGCACGAACTGGTTGCCGGGCGCGATGCCTTCACCCGCCCCGGGGGAGAGCGTGTTGCTCGTCGTCAGGTACTGGCTCGAAAGGCTCTGGAACTGGAGCGGCACCAGAAGCCCGCGCTCCGGCACGAACGTGCCATCCCGGAGGCGCTTGACCTTCCGTGCCCGCTTCCGGGCGAATGCCTCGCCGTCCAGCGTGTAGTCGCGGTAAAGGTCGTCCCGGAGCCACCCCCCAAGGTCCTGCACGCCGCGGGCGTCGAACTGGGACGAGGCCGCGCACCACAGGTCGTCGAGCTCGGGGAACTTGGATACCGGGATGGGCCCGGTCGAGATCATCAACTCGCCCGTCTTCTGGACGAGGGACCTGACCCAGTTGTCGTTCCGGTACTGATGGCGCACCAGGCGTTGCGAGGGTCGGAAGAAGCGGATCGCGTCGAAGGGCCCGAGGTCCGCGACCTGGGGGACGTTGCCCCGCTGGGAGGCCGCAAGGTACGGCGGGAGGATGCGGCCGCCACCCATGGAGAAGCCCTCGCCCCGGCTGGCGTCGGGCGCGGTGACGGTGGCGAATGCCCCCCGGAGCGCGTGGGCCGCGCGGGCGATGAGGCCCGGGTTCTGGGACGCGGCCATGTCAGTATCCCGAGTCGTAGTCGACGGCGAAGTACCGCATCGTCGTCTGGATGGTCCGGTTCCTCTTGGGAGGGGCCACCGGCCGCGGCAGGCCACGGAGCTCGTGGAGCCGGCACCGCATCTGCCAGATGTCGTACTCGGCCTCGTCCCGATCCCCGAAGACGGCGCCGCCGCCGGGGCCGGTGATCTGGCGGGCGTTGGTCCCCAGTTGCCCCTGGATGTGTGCGATGCCGGCGACGCACTGCGCCTCGGTGTACTCCGCGTACGTGTTCCAGGTCGCCACTGCGCTCACCCATCGGCCTCGGCATAGACGACGTCGTATCGTCCGGACGCCCGCGCCGGGGCCTCTACGGCAACGGGGGCTGCCCCTCGCGGCCGGTCCCCGGACAGGCGCCTGACACCCGAGAGGGCGCGGGGCGCCACAGCCGGGGCGGGCGCGGGACGGGGCTCACTGCCAGCACGGTTCCCGCTGGGCCGTGGCCCGTGCAAGGCCACGGGGGCGGCGCGCGGCATGTCCGCCTTTGCGGACGATGGGCGCTCCGGCGGGGATTCCGGTTTGCGGTTGGGGCGCATCGCTCTCACGTCCTCATCCAGGCCGATGGCCTTCCTTGTCACGGCGCTCTTCCTCCACTGGTACCGCATGGCCGCGATGGCCATGACCACGCAGTCGAGCGCCTCGTTGGGATGGTGCTCGAACTCCTTCATCCACTTGGACAGGCCCGGCCGCTTCTCGTCGAAGACCAGGGTCTCGGCCGTGAGCTGGCGGAAGAAATCCGTGCCCTCAAGCGAGCGGGCGAAGTGGAACGAGAACGGCTGCCCGGGCTCGATGCCGAGGCACATGTCCACGTAGTCCTTGATCCCCTGGGTGCCGATCAGGTTGAGCTTGGTCGCGCCTCTGGCGACGGTCGCGGATCCCTGGATGGCCTCGGCCCGCTTGCCGACGTACCCCCAGGTCTCGGACCTGCCCTTCATGGCGAGGAACCGCCGGCGCCTGCTCTCGGGGTGGGCGACCATCGCCATGCCCCGCTCCTGCTCGTCGGACACGTCGATGCCCACGCGCTGGATCTTGAGGAGGCTACCGTCCGGGCGCCGCCACGGCTCGTCCACCATGTCCCATAGCTGCCGGGCGGCGTCGGGCCCGAACGGCACTAGGCGCTCCCAGTCCTCGGTCACCACGCCTTCGTCGTCCACGTGCATGGTGGGCACCCGGTCGAGGATGCGGCGGTCGAGGACCCACTTCTCCTCGTTCTTCCCCACGCCGACGAGCACCGCCTCGTGGCGAGGCAGGGTTCCGAACCGCTCCGAGCCGGTCTGCTTGTCGACCCCCCAGTACCCCTCCAGGACCTGCTGCGGGCACGGAGCCTCCCAGTCCTCGCACCGCGCCTCCAGCCCCTCCGGATCCCGCTTCCCCTCGACGTCCGGGACGTAGGGGATGCCGAGCCAAAGGTTGACGTAGTCCTGCCGCTGGGTCGGGTCGACGATGGTGGACAGGTACTTGCGGACGATGTGGATCCATCGAGTCTCGGGGTCCTTCGAGTGGATCGCCCACGTCTCGAAACCGATCAGGCCTGGCTCGTCCGGGCGCCGGGTCGGGGTGAAGGCGCCGGCCTCCATGGTCTCGTCGCGGTCGGCCTCGACAAGCCACTTGCGGCAGGCGGGGTTAGCGCACTCGTACCCGATCTCTCCGACCTCGCGGAACGTCTCGTCCTCCCCCGTCTCGGGGTTCCGGACCACGACGTCGACGCACCGGAACTTGAGGCCGGGCCCGGCGATCTCGGTCTTCGCCCCCGCCTCGGACACGTTCCGGTGGAACTCCTGCACGTGGCCGCAACATGCGAACGGCATCTTGAGGACGCGCTTGTCGGACTTGGCGTGCTCGACGGCGATGACGCTCTCGGGCACCGTGGGGGTGCCGCCGAGGTAGAGCTTGGACCCGACGTACTCGGACGCACGGCGCCCGGCGAGGCCGACCTTGTTGCCCTCCTTGCCCTTGCCGGTGGCGAAGAACACGGGGTCGCCCGCCTCGTCGATGGAGACGATGAAGCCGCGGATCGCCTTGAACGCGCCGTCGGTCTGGACGCCACGCTGCTGGAACACGGCCCCGTTGCGCAGGTAGCGGTCCGTCCACGCGTCCTGCACCCCCGAACGGCTGTCCGGGCGCAGGACGCTCGTCAACGCCGTCGAGGCCTGGAGGATGGGGTAGAGGCGGTCGTCGTGCCACTTCTGGGCATCGCCGTCTGACCGCTCGTAGAAGATCGTGTCGTAGCCTTCCCAGGCCCCGTAGTAGATATGGATGAGGGCGAGGAGGGTGGACGACCCGGCACGGGGCGGCTTGAGCCACGAGATGCGGCGCGCCCCTTCCTCCTGGAATGCGCCGGCGACGGAACGCTGGACGATGTCGAGCTCGACCGGACCCGGCCGGGGCCCGGTCGGGATGACCAGGTTGTCCTCGATCCAGTCGGCGATGGGCGTCGGTTCGTTCGGGATCAGGGCCTGGGACCCACGCTCCATCCCGTCGAACAGGGCCTCGATGCCCGGGGCCGTCAGGTCCCTCAGGACCTCCAGGTCGTAATCGTCGAATACGTCCCTATGGCGCATCGCGGATGACCTTGGCCTCGGCCTTCTGCGCCTCCGCCAGGGCCGCCCGGCAGGTCTTCTCGGCCTGCGCGTACCACCGCCTGACCTTGTCGTCCGGAAAGCCGGCCATGTCCCGGAAGATGCGGCCGGGGATCGACATGACGGTCTGGCGAATGACGCCGTTGGCGCGCTCCCTGGCGGCCTCGATGACGTCCACGGGGGCGACGGCCCCGATCACCTTAGCGGTCATGGCGAAATCGCGCTTGGCCCGGATGATCTTGACCGGGTCCTTGATCCCCATCCAGGTATGCCCCTCGGGGACGGGCGCGTTCACCAGGGCCTCCGCCGCGGCGAGCTTCTCGCGCCACTCCACGAACCGCCGGACGTTGACCTGGAACCCCACCCCCCGGGCGCCGGTGCGCTCCGTCGGCATGCCCTTCTTCAGGGCCCATTCCGAGAGCGTCCCCCGGTCGAACCCGGTCAGCCTCTCAAGCTCCACCAGGTTGACGACGGCCCCGCGATCCGACGCGGTGTCCGCATTTGCGGACGGTCCGGAATCTGGAGCGAACGGATCGGGCGAAATGCTGGGTCCGGTTTCGCGCATGAGTGCCTCGATCCCGCATTCCCGGGAGCGGTTCCCTCTTGGATGTCAGAGACTTCGCCGCGATCCGAATGGGGAATGCGGCATGTGATTTGAAAATTTCACAAGTGTTGAACGTCCGGGGGCGAATGCCTCCCCGCACGTCTCCTTTGGCCCGTGGGGACCCCGTCGACCCCATGCCAGCGTGCGCGGGGTCGGGATCCGATGCGGTGGAGCGTCGACGGCATGGCGTGGCCCGTGCAAGGCCACGCGGACGGGTTGCGTGGGCCGCAAATGGGCCGTGGAACCGGTCACCCGCCCCCTGAACGCCAGCCCCGATGCCGGAGGTTCTCCGCGAGCTCGCCCGCCATCAGGTCCGCGACCCCCCTCTGGGCCTGAGACACGGCGTCCTCGAACGGTCTCTGCATCACCGGCCGGTACTCCGCCCGGGGGATCTCCACCATCAAAATCCTGGGGCGACCGAGGTTGACCACCTTCGGCAAGGCCTTGACCTTGCCCTTGGCGTTGATGAACCTCGACTTGGCGTTGCCGTACTCGTCCGCCTGTGCACGAACCCTGGGCGGCCGGGCGATGTAGCCCATGAGACGGGACCCACCCACCTTCACCTCGCCCCTGTAGACCCCCCAGCGCCCTGCCACGGTCCTCTTGGCGTACTGCCCTTCCGCATTGCGCGCGAGCCTGGCCATGGTCGCCCCGGGAAGGTCGTGGGAGCGGTTGGGGCGTATCCCCTGCGTCAGGGCCAGGTTCTTCCAGTGCGGCACCAGGATGCGATCCTGAGCCAGTCCCACGTCGCCGGGAAACCGCGTGGTCCGGCTGTCGCCCATCGCGTACTTCATGACCACGCTCTGGGGGTCCGCTACGTACGCCTCCGCCTCGACCCCGTCCCTCAGGGACCGCCCCTTCCCCAGGCTCCGACGGTATTGCCACGCCTGGAGCATCCACGGGGTGGCGTCCTTGAAGACGTCATCGGTCGCGTCCCGCATATGGACTTTGACCGCTTTTGCGGACTCGTCGACCGTCCACGCGGCCGCCCTCTCGAATTTCCGGTACGAGACCTCGGAGACGTACTGCTCCTCCCACGACCTGATCGCGCGGGTGAGGTCCTGGACGAACCGGGCGTATGTGGGAGGGGCTGCCATGGGCGTTTCGTACCCGGCATGGCGTGGCCCGATGAAGGTCACGCCTACGGCCCTGGGAAGGGCAGGAAGGGGTATCCCGGTAGCCTACGGCCCTGACGCTGCGCGGGCTCTCCCGAGGCTACGCCCTGACCCCTGGGAGGCTCTCCCGGTGCCTACGGCCTTGACGCTGCGCGAAGGGTCCCGGAAACGACAATGCCCGCCGCGGTTTCCCGGGCGGGCATTGCTTGGGACGATGTGGTGCAAAGTCAGCCAAGTGAGAGTCTCGCGACCTCAGAGGCTAGTGTAGGACCCGCGGACGACTGCCACAAGGGGCAGGCCGTGGGTTAGCCATGGCGGCCCGGACCTCGGCATTGCGGTAGGGTTGGACGATGTGACGGCACCCGTCCTCGACTTCCCACTGGAGGGTTCTGAGGGCCTCAGCCTGTGCCGCCTCCAGTTGCTGGACGTCCACCCGATGCCATTCGATGTACTGGCGACTGGAAAGGTCGGCGACGAGGAAATGTTCGGTGAGGAGCGCCAGCCTCGCGGTCCGTTCCAAGGCCTTCCGGGCCTCCGCTTTCGCTGAGAGCCGGCGGTTCGGGGCCTTGGCGGGGGGCAGGGTCGGGGCGGCAGAGGCAGGCAAGACCACCCCTAGAGTAGCGTGACGCGGAGTGACCACTTCATCCGTAGACGTATCATCGATGGCGGCAGCCAGGGGGGCGATCTCCGTCTCAGTCACTGGCCCGGTGTACTCGATGGAGACGTCGAGCTCGATGATGTCGATGTAGCGCCGTACGGTCGCGCGGGTGATGCCGAGGACCTGGGCGGTCTCGGTGACATTGAGCCCCTCCAGGGCCATCTTCCAGCAGGTCTGAGCCATGACCTGATCGAGTCTGGCGAGCTCGGCCTTGGTCTGGCAGCCCCGGGCCGCCCGGGCCTTGGCTGCCCGTTCCGCGGGCGTCATGGGGCGATAGTCGCCCCCGGTCGGCATGAGGCGCACGAGGCCGAGCTCGCGGGCGAGCGCCTGCGTGATGCCGATCTCGTCGATGATGCGAGCGGTGCTGTAGCCGTAGACCGTGCTCCTCGTGCCGTCGCCCCAAGTGGAGGTCTCGCCCGCCTCGGCCCGACGCAGACGCTTCTCGACGGGACGCAGGTACGCCCGCAGGTTCGCCTCGGTGAGCTTGTACCCGACGCAGTAAGGGGCGAGTTTGGCGGCCCATTCCTCGGCGTCGCCGCCGGCGCCGGAGTACGCCCATGCCGAGGCGATGTGGTGCGCGATGCGTCCGCGAATGCGGCCGTCCTTCAGCCCCTGCGGGCCGAGGTGGGCGGCGACCTTCAGGAGCTCGTCCGCGATGGCGCCGTAGAACCCTGTGCCGTGGTTCGTCACCCGGGGGGCCTGCTGCGTGCGCCCCTCGGCCGCCGCCTGGGCCGCGAGGGCGGCCCGGTTCGCGTTGCACTCGGCGAGATACGCCTCCGTCTCCATACGCGAGAACGGCATGACCGCATCAGCGAACACCTCGAAATCCTGGCGCTCGACCTCGGCCCACGAGGAGGGCCAGACGAGGCGAACCGTTTCGCCGGACTTCTCGTTGCGCGTGCCCGCGAGCCGGTAGACGCGGGGCATGTCCCCAACGGCCATATCGAGGTCCATGCCATCCCACATGGCCTTCAGGCGGTCTGCCTTGGCCTGCACAGCCTCGTCGCGTGAACCCCGTCCGCTCTTGAGCGAGCCGCCCCAGAAGTGGTGGAGGGCCCGCTTGACCCGCCGCTGGGCGCTGGCCGGGAGGGGGCGTTCAGGCTGCCAGACACCCCAGATTCCGCGGCCCGAGAACGTAATGTGTGACGGACGCGGCACGCCGTTCTCGTCGAACCGCGACAGGAGTATGCCGGCGATCTCCTCGGGGGGCATCCCGAAGAACGGAGAGGCCTCGGTGATCTCGCAATCGAACCACGCGAAGGCCGAGATCTTCGCGAGGCCCTCGCCCTGGCGGGTGTCGTGAAATCTTTGGAGCGAGACGTGCGTGGCCTCGAAGGTCCTCAGGGCCCGTGGGAGGTCGCGCGGGCGGACGTCGATGGACTGCTCGAAATTGTACCCCATGAGGGTGACTAGGCCGCGGCTCCGGGCCGGGTGCAGCACGGACAGGTGAGCGATCTGGGCAGCCAGGGCGTCACGCTCCACCGAGGCACGCGGATGCGCGCCGGCACCAGCGCCAATCATGTGCGCAGGTGGGAGAGAGGGGGACTGGAGGGATTGGGTCTGCACTGATCTCTCGATGGCTGTGCGGGGCACCACTCCCGCGAACGAAGACTATGTTAGCCGCGAGGACGACATCCACAAGTCCTCCACGTCATTGCATGGGGGCGTACCCTTAACAGGGGCGGCCCCGAAGGTCCCGGAGGCCCGATCCTTCGGGTTTTGGCCCGCTTGGCGACGAATCGGTATGTGCATTCTCGCCGGTTCCCACGCCCGGGGGAACGACCTGCTCCGGCACCCTGGTGACGCCGGTCCGACGCGGCTTTGCTGAGCTCCTGACCTGTCCAGGAGAGCTCCCGTGTCACACGTCTCGTCCCATCGCGCCCGCGTCACCGACCACGCCGTTCGCCGGTTCGCCGAGCGCGTCCTGCACCGCACCGTTCCGGCCGGCCTGACCGACCGCCAGGCCGTGGGCGCGCTCCTGGCGCAGGGCGTAGACGTCGCGGACGCGCAGGCGCGCCTGGCGGCCTGGGGAGGCATCGTCCTGGCCGCCAGGCAGGTCACCGGGACCGTCCTCGTGCCTGAGGAGGGCATGCGCGTGCGCGTGGCCGACGGCGTCGTGGTGACCGTCCTGACGCCTCCGCCGCGTGTCCGTCCCGCCCGTCACCTCATGGCCATGGAGCGCGCCGCCTGACGGGGCGTGGCCTTGCACGGGCCACGGGGCGGCAGGTCCCCTGGGGACACTGAGGCCGTCACCGGCGGCCATGCCCCCGAGGCCCCGTGTCCGCCCAAATCATCCCATTCCCCGAACGGCCGCTCGCCGACCCCTGCGGGGATCCGGTCGCCTGCGGTCACCTCGTCGAGCTCCCGGGCTCCGAGGGACGCACCCTGGTCTGCCTGCGCTGCGGGCTGGCCGGCCATGACGACACCCGCCTGACCGCCCTCGACGCGGCTCTCGCAATCGAGGAGGCCGCCGGTGCCTAACCTGCCCGCTCCCTACGCCTGGCTGGCTCGCGAGACCGGCCCGAATATTCTGCTGGAGGCCCTCGCCCTCTACGGGACCAAGGAGACGCCCGGCGCCGCCTCGAACCCCGCCATCCTGGCCTGGGCTCGCGAGACGGGCGTCGCCGGCGCCTACGTGAATGACGGCATCGCCTGGTGCGGCCTGTTCGTCGCGGTGGTGGCCAAGCGCGCCGGTTTCGAGCCGGTCAAGAACCCCCTGTGGGCCCGCAACTGGGCAACGTTCGGGACCAAGGCGGACAAGCCAAGCCTGGGCGACGTCCTGGTGTTCGAGCGCGCCGGGGGCGGCGGCCACGTCGGCCTCTACATCGGCGAGAGCGCGACCGTCTTCTACGTCCTGGGAGGCAACCAGGGGGACGCGGTCAGCATCGCGCCCATCGCCAAGGGCCGCCTCCTCGCCGTCCGCCGTTGCCCCTGGAAGATCGCCCAACCCGCCGGCGTCCGCCCCATCCGTCTCGCCGTGACCGGTGCCCTCTCGACGAACGAGGCCTGAGGTGACCGCGCTCCTCGGCCTCCTCGGATCCGGGCTCGGACCCGCTGGCATCGTCGCCGCCCTCGTGGCCGCGACGGTCGCCGCCTGGGTCTACCTCGGGCGGGCCGGGGCACTCGCGGTCGCGCTGCTCGGCCTGGTGCTCGTGGCGTACGTCGCCGGGGCCCGCCAGGCCACCGTCGCGGCCGACCTGGCGACCGCCTATGCGGACACCGCCCGGGCCATGGCCGCCCTTGCCGAGGAACGCCGCCAGGTCACCGCGGCCGCCTCCATCGCCGCCGCGGACGCCCGTCGGGCAATGGCGGCCGAGGACGCCGCGGAGGCCTCGACGAATCGCCTGCGCGATCTGGAGGCCTCCCTGACCGCAAAGGCGGACACGACCTGCGCCACGGCCGACGACGCGCGTCGTCTGAGGGACCTGTGATGCGCCTCGCCCTCGTGCCCGCCGTCGCCGCCCTCGGCCTCATGCTCGGGGGCTGCCCCGACAAGGCCGCTCTCGACCTCTCGACCCGGCCCAACCTGCCGCCGGTCCCTGCCGACCTTACCGCCTGCTTTGCGCGGGCATTCCCGGAGATTCCGGATCGGGCCCTGTCCCGTGCCGACGTCGTCCGGATCATCGCAACCGCCAAGCTCACGGACCGCGCCAAGACGGCGTGCGGCGAGCGGCTCCTCGCCTGGGCGTCCGACGTCCAGCGCGAGTACGGGAGACACTGACGTGGACGCCATCCTCACCACCCTCGTTGGCGATGCCAAGCCGCTCGCCCTGATCGCTGGCATCCTCGGGGCCGTGCTCCTGGCATGGCCCTGGATCCGGAAGAATTTCCGCGAGATCTCGGATGCCGAGGCCATCCGCGTGGCCGGCGACGCCCTTCGCAAGGAGATGGGCGAGCTCCTGGACAAGGAACAAGCGAAGGTCGTCACGTTGACGGCGTCCCTCGACGAGGCGTCGACGCAGATGCGCGGCCTCCGGGAGGAGAACGGTGGGCTCAAGGCCGACATGGCGAGCCTGCGCAAGGAGGTCCGGGCCATGGTCCGCATGTGCCTGTCCATGCGCCGGGCGATGCAGCGTGCCGTCGACACCGGAGACTGCGCACCCCTCCGCCTGTGGCTCGACCTAAACCCCGGCGACGAGGACGAGGACATGAGGCCCGCGGCATGACCCCGGCGGCCGGCCTCCTCGCGCTCTACTGCGTCGCCGCGGCGCCGTCGCCGTCCGTGAATGCGGACGTGCTCGCCGCTCTCCAAGGCGCCCCGGTGCCGGCCGCGGCCGCAAAGGCGGACGTGGCCCTGGCCATCCGGGCGGCGGCCGCCATGCGCAAGGGGGACCGTCATGGCCGTTGAGATCGCCACTCGTGCCGTCATCGAGGCCGCGAACGCCCTGGTGCGGTCCCGCCGGTGGTACCTCGAACTGCCCGACGACCGGCCCCTGCCGGACGATCTCGCGGCCGCCCTCGAACGGGCCCTCGCCGCCCTCAACGCCGCGGAGGCCTCCCATGTGTGACGCGGATCCCTGCCGCAGGGCCCTGACGCCCGTCGAGGAGGCCCGCCTGTTCGCCATCGACGCCCTCCGTGCCGCCCGTGCCGCGATGGCGGCGCCCGGGGTCCCCGCCGGCGAGGCCATGCTGGCGGTCTTCACCGTTCTCGCCGCGGCCGCCCTGTTCCCGGAGCTCGTCACGGATCCTCCCGCAGGGGGCTAGTGACGGTCGTTCCGGGCGGTGGATGATGGGCTCCTCACCAACTCAGGAGCCCCCCGTGAAGCCCGAGTACCTCGAACTCGCCACCAAGCTCAACGCGACGCGTCAGGGCTACATCCACGAAGTGGAGACCTGGAGCGGCCGCTCGCTCACCCAGGGCAAACCCGGGGCTCACCGGGGGTTCGCCTTCGGGATCGAGCTCGATGCCGGCATCGAGGATGCCCTCTCGGGCGCGCTGCTGCACGAGCTCTACCGCCGGATCGCCTCCCTCGGCGTCGAGCTCCAGGGCCTCGGTCTCGACGTCGCAGAATACGCGGAGCCTTTCTGAGCCATGGCCCGTACGAAGGAGGAGGCCCGGGCGCTCCGTGAGGCGGTGCTAGACCGCTGGGCGTCCGGCATGGCCATGGCCGAGATCGCCAGCGAATGCGGCATCACCCGCCCGTACGTCGGCGTCATCCTGAACGGCGCCCGGGCGAGGTTGGACCGCCGCGCCGGGTATCGCTACGCCGTCCACGGCCTCGTGCGGCTCTCGCCCGCGCCCGCCCCGGTACGGCCTGCGCAAGCCCTGACGCCGCCCGCCCCTCCACGTCCGGGCGGGAGGCCAGACCCTGCCCGCCGGGAGGCCATCCTCGACGCATGGGCGTCGGGACTCGATGCCCCCACCATCGCCGCCCCTCTCGGTATGCGGTGGCGGTCGGTCATAATGGTGGTCGTCAGGGCACGGGCGAAGGGGGACCGCCGTGCCCATCGCCGGCAGCCCGATGCGGCTAACGGCCTGACCGACGCGTACCGCCGGACCCTCGACCGGCTGGATCGCCTCTACGGGGTCCGCGCCGTGCTCCAGGAGGACGCCCGTGTCGCGGCGTGACTACGTGCTCCACGAGTGGCTGCCAGAGCATGGCACCTGGCTCGCCCTAGTGTGCTCCGTCCTTGCCGGCGTCACCGCGCCGGACGTCCCGGGCGCCGCGCAGGCCCTTGCCTGGCTGGGCGCGGCCGTGTTCTGGCTGGGGTTCCTGCTCGTCCTGCGCGCGCTCACATGGAAACCCTGGCCGGAGCCCGAGGCCGCGCGACGGCCGTATGCGGAAAACGTCGTGCCGCTGCGCCCTGGCCCGGACCGGCCGGCCTGATCGAGCACGCGAAAAACGAATCGCTATCATTCGTTGTCAGCCCCTCGCGGAGGGGCGTCCCCCCGGAGGCGCTGTAACGCCTCAACGGAGGGACTGACCCAGACAACGGATGGTCCCGATGTCCAAGGCTGACAACCACTCTACCACGCTCCCCGCCACCATCACCACGCCCACGCCGGTGGTCATGCTCGTCGACGGCGAGCCCATGGCGGACAGCCGCGAGATCTCGCTGCGGTTCGGCAAGCGGCACGACCACGTCCTGCGCAGCATCGACGCCCTGGTCGCGTCCGGCGAGGACCTTGGGTACGCCCGGTTCGCCCCCGCCAGCTACGACCTGGATGTGCTCCCCAAAAATGGGGAGGAGGGTCGGAGCCACGTCCGCACCCACCGCTGCTACCGGATGAACGAGGCCGCGTTCAGCCTCGTGGTCATGGGGTTCACCGGCGGCAAGGCGCTCCGGTGGAAGGTGGCCTACGCCACCGCGTTCCGCGCGATGGAGACGGAGCTACGGGCCCGGCAGGCTCCCGCCCCGGCGCTGGACCTGAACGACCCCGCCGCCCTCAGGGGACTCCTCCTCGGGTATTCCGAGCAACTCCTCGCCGCCAGGGCCGAGGTCGCCCAGACCCGGCAGGCCCTCGTGGTCACGGAGCAGCGTGCGGCCGTTGCCGAGACGGTCATCGCCGAGACCCGCCCGGCGGTCGAGTTCTACCACCAGTTCGCCGAGGCGGGCGGGCTCTACAACCTCCAGAACGCCGGCCGGGCCCTCGGCGCCCCGCCCAACGGGTTCGTCGCCTGGCTCCGCAAGGCCTACCTGTTCAACCAGGGCGGCAGCCTCGTGCCCAAGGCGCCCTTCATCAAGATGGGCCTATTCGAGGTTCGGGTCGTCATCGTCAATGACGTCGCGCGGTCCCAGTCCCTCGTGACCCCCTGGGGCCTGACCTACCTGGCCAAGGCCTGGGCCAAGGCGGAGGCCGAGAAGCGGCGCGCGGCGTCGGAACAGGACCTGTTCGGGAACGCGGCCTGACCGTGCAGCGAAAGCGTAGCTAACCCCGGTCAGCTACGCATCACCGCCGTCCGGGCATCCCGGGCGGCATCCTCGCGGGCACGGATCGCCCCTGCCTCGGAACGGTACTCGTCGCTCCTCCACCACCAGCGCCGGTGGAACAGGCGCAGGAACCGGGTCTTCTTGATAGGCTCCGCCAGGACCGCCGCCTCGGCCTCGTCCGCGCGCTCATCTGCGGTCATCGCCATTCTGCACAGAGGAAGCCCATGGCGCTGGGCGACATCGTCGTACGCTGCTTGAAACGCCGTCTCGTATTGAAGCTCGGCGCTGCCATCGTCGTACGTCCTGCCCGTAATCCGGAGGGCTGGGTCAGATGGCGCGCATGCCTTTAACGCTCTGCTCAGTATCTGTATTTGCGCCAACCTTCCCGCATCCGTAGCTTTCTCAGATGCCTTGGCTTTTGCAAGTTGGCGCTCCAAGCGCTCCGCGTAGCGCTGCCACGACATCGTAGCCTCTGCCTGGTCCGCGACAGCATCACGGGCCGCCCAAACTAGACCAATCCGCGCATAGTCGACACCCTGATATCCACTCACTGTACCACCCTCCCATCAGGAATAATCCTGATAAACGGCAATTCTATAGAGACTAGCGACGGAGCATATCCCCCTCCCACATCGAGCCCAGGGACAACTGCCGGTGGCAGGCTAAAAATCGCACGAGGGTTAACGTACGCCTATTGCTATACGCAAAGGCGGGCCGCATATTGGGTCCAGGAGACGGTTACGCCGCTCCCCCTCAAACGATGGACACCTCCTCGATGGCTTCCTCCCCCCTTCCCACCACGCTCACGACGCCCACCGCCCTGATCCGACTGACCCTGGATCAGATGGAGCGCACAGCCGCGATCCTCAGCAAGCACGGGCTCGACGACATCGTGGCCGTGCTTGCCGGCGACCTGCACGGCTACGGCCCGACCGGGCACCTGGTCATCCGCGGCGGCTGGACCGTCTGGGCATACGACCCCCAGGACGGCGAGCCCGAGGGCGTGGGCGCCCAGCCCACGCGGCCCGATGACCAAGACCTGATCAGGCCCGGCACCCGGATCGTCTGCCGGAACGCGTCCGCGTTCGAGGTGACCCGGATAGTCAGGGACGCCCGGGCAAACACCCCGGCCTAAGCCCCCCCAGCCCCCCGGGTTCGCCGGGGGGCCAGCCTCCGAGGCTCACATGCTCCCGTCCGACAAACCCCCAGCGAAGCGCATTGGTCGCCCGCCTTTGCCCCCGACGTCGACGACCGTCCTCGCTCAAGTCGGCCGCCTGATCCTGGGGCGCGAGTGGCAGCGCCCGATGGCACGCCTGCTCGGGCAACTGCACCCCGAGGGCCCACGCGAGACGATGGATCCGCGTCTGATCCAGCGCTGGGCCGGTGGCCTCCGCCGGGTCCCCGAGTGGGTCGTCCCGAAGCTGACGGAGCTCCTGGAAATGAGGGCGGTAGAGCTCCAGCGACAGTCGCGGGAGGCCTACGAACTCGCAGAGCAACTCAAGCATCACGGTCTCGCCGAACCACCAGTCGATCCCAGCACACTCGACGAATACGACGAATACTAGAACTGCCCCCCGTCTCAGGAGCCCCTCGTGTCGTACACGCACATCACCCCCGCGGCCCGTTCCATCGCGTTGAGCCTGGCCAATGGCCGCTATCAAGATTCCCTTCTCGGTGGCTCTGAGGCTTGGAGCGGATCCACGCTCAAGGGTAGCGCTCGCAAGCACAGCGGGCGCTACCATGCCTCGCGCCAGGACCTCCTCGCGCGCCTGCGGGCGTGCCCGGACCTTGAGGTCCGCGACGTGACCGGCCCGCACAACAGGCGCGAACTCGACATCCGCGTCGTCGGCGAGCTCACCGCGGACGTGACCGGCGAGGACGCCGAGGCGCTCGCCGGAATCGCAGCCTGAGCCGTCCTCGGGTGTGTCAGATTTCCTGACACACCCCGACCTCCCGCCAGTCGCCTCTCAGGGGGACACTGGCCGGGGGCCGGATACTCCGGTTCACCGCACGCACCCCATGAGGGAGCCCTATCCGCCGGCAGGGCACCGGCACCCCCCCATGGGACATTTCCGATGATCGACCTCAACACCCGCATCGAGACTGCCGAGACCAGGGCCGCCTGCAAGATGGGCATGGCCAAGACGCGCCGGCACTTCCACATCCTCCTCGCCCCGGAGGACGCAAAGGCGCTGGGCGTCTGCGGCGGCTCGCTCAACCTCGATGTCGCCGCCCGCCAGGGCACGGTCGACCTGGTCTACGCCTCCGTCGACGGCGCCTGCCGCGAGATCTCGGACGAGCCCTCCGAGCCCGAGGCGCAGGCTCTGACCGTCGCCCACGCGCGCCGCAACCCGGTCGGCGCCGCGCTGGAGCTCCTGCGTATCGACCTCGAACGCCGCGCTGCCTGATCCCACCACCCGCCGGGGCCCAGCGCCCCGGCCCCTCTCCGGGCGCCTCCGACATGGGGCGTCGGGACGGGGGCCGGCACACCCGCCCGCTGCCCGATCAGGAGCTCGCAAATGCTTTTCCCGTCTACCTTGGGCCCCACCGGCGCCCGAGTCCCCACCGAGGCCGAGGCCAAGGTGTTCGCCAGGCGGCCGCTCCACTGCCGAGCGACCGGGGCCTCTCTGTCGTACCCGCAGCGCAAGGTGCTCTCCCTCGCGACGTCCGATCTGCTTGGGTTCCCCGTCTGGGCGATTGCCCAGCTGGAAGGCATGACCAAGGTCGAGGTCCTCGCCCATGCCCGCGCCCTGCATGTCCGGGGCCTGGTCCACCTCGACCGCGTTGACGGTGAAGCGCACCTTTTTCCGTGCCCCCTCGGCCTCCGCGTCAAGAACCGGGCGCGCCACGTCGCGAAGGCGCTCGGTCATGGCGCATAGGCCTCGCTCCGCCGCGGAGCACATCGCGGAGATCGCCGCACGGGTCGCCGCTCGTGCGATGGAGCCCGCCGCCGAGACCAAGCCCGAGCGCGAGTGGCAGCATGCCAAGCGCGACCGCCATGAAGTTGGCGGCAACGGAGGGCCCCTGTTGGAGCCCGTCGGACCCGACCTGCGCTTCGGTGCTCGCGAGGTCCTCAAGGTCGCCGAGTTGATGCTCGGTAGCCGGTGCACGACCTCCGCCGCGCTGCTCCTCGGCGAGAATCCCAGGCAGGTCCGCCGGTGGAGGTCTGGCGATGCCGAGCCACCCCGGGCGGCTCGGCACTGGCTGGTCATGGAATGCCGGACCCGGATCGCGGAGCTCCAGGCCGCGGTCGAGGAGCTCGCGAGACTCGATCCGCCGCCACCACCGCCGGAGCCCCCCGCTCCGACCGCACCCCAGCGCCAGCCCTGCGATCCCAGGCAAGTCGACCTTGAGGACTGGCTCGACGCGACGAAACCCTAGCCTAAGCGAGGGCGATCTCCCGTGATCGGGAGACCCCAGATATCGACTGACTGGCCAGGGACGGGGATCCACCGACCGGCCCGTACCGCATCGACGCCGGCGGCCACAGCCGCGGCTCGATCCGGCCCCAACATTCTCATGCGTGCTCTGAGACGCGCGGCCCCTGGGCGAGCCGCGATACGTGCGAGTGCATGCTCGACACTACTCCCCCCGTCTCGTCCACTGCATTCGTCAGGTCCGCCAACGCGTCCAACAGGGACCGCTCCGCCGGCACCTCGTCCGGCGCCAGGGCCGTGATCAGGGCCTCCAGCAGCCTGCGCTGCGCGGCTTGCTCCGCAATGATCTGATCCAACCTGCTGTCCATTTCCATCTCCATGCTTCTCTAGGGTGAGGCCCGCCAGGCGTGCCTTGACGGCCGCTGCGGGAATTCGTGTGCCGTCTGCCCGGCGTGCGGCCGCCCCGACGAGACGAGTGGCGAGATGGGCAGTGCCGCTGCCGTCCACGATGACCGGACCGGACCGCCCCTCGCGAAGGTCGAGGCCTCGTTCACGGAGCGCCGCCAGAAACGAATCGCCTTCGTCGGACACCCGCCATGCCTCCAGCGCGGCCGCCCGCAGGTCGTCGAGGGGGACGCCGGTGCGCTCCTGGATCAGGCGCTCGGTCGGTGACAGGCGGGCCACGGGGCGCTCCGCCGTCGTTGCGCCGGCGGCTTCCATCCAGTCGGCGACGTCATCGCGGCCGCCCTCGCGCAGGGCCCTGACGATGGCGCGCGAGTGCTTCGACGGCGTGGGCACCGGCATGCCGAACTCGAACTCAACCGTCCGGGCCACGCGCTCCCGGCGGGCGAAGTCGAAGCCGACGTCCACGACACGGCCGTCCGGGCGCACGAGGCTGTAGACGCGGTGCTCGTGCCTGCGCCCGTGTTTGACGTGGACAGCACCGCATACGGGCTGGCCGGCGAGCCCGAACTCGGCCTCGAACAGGGCCCAGAACCGCTGCCTGGCCCCGTCGTTGTCCGCGATCTCAAGGTCTGGATCGCAGTGCACGTGATAGACGGGGCGGTCCGTCCGGCCGCCGAGGCTGAGGGCGACGAGCTCGCGAACCTGGCCGACCAGATCCGGGGAGCCAAGGCCCCGGGCAGGGATGACCAGGACCTGCTCATTCTCCGGCTTGAGTAGGTGGTGAGCGAGGGCGTCGCCGCCCTGGCCCCGCATGGCGCCCGAGATCACGCGGACCTCGCATTGAGCCCGACGACCATGGGCACGAGCGCCGCGCGAACCCTGTCCAACCCGGCGATGACCTCGTCCGCCTTTCCGGACCGGGCCGGGGCGTAGAGGCCTCCGACCTCCCTGACCAGGCCTGACAGAATCATCAAATCGGCATCGGGGATCCGCTGCCTCGGGCCCGACCCCCGGTCCGCCTCGGCATCGAGCCCGAGGGCATCCGCGACGAGACGGCGGACGTAGGCACCGTCCGTGACGCCGGCCTGTTTGGCCGCCTCCGTGAGGGCGCCGCGGAGAGGGCCGGTCAACCTGACGTCCACCTTGGAGGCAAGCTTGCGACGGTCGATAGCCGCAGGCACTTGGGGTCCACGGGGCGTAGCCCCTGGCAGTCCCACGCCCGGAGGGGGTGGGGTGGCGGCGGACCCGTGTCCGACCGCCATGGCTGGCTTAACACTCATTTCTACTGCTCCTGATCCTGGAATGTCGGACGAACTCTGTCGGACGGCCGTTTGAAGTCTTCACCGCTACTTGGGACCCGGGGGCACGTAGGTCTCCGGCTCCTCCTCCGTCGCGTCCTTGGGGTCCTTGCTGCCCGTCGTTCCTGGGGGGATGACGGCCGTCCCAGTGGCCCCCGCATTCCCCCCTGCGCCGGTCGTCCCAGTCGTCCCCGTGCCCCCTGCAATCCGCTTCGCCAACCTGGCCGCTTTCTCTGCGGCGGCCTTGGCGATGGCCTCCTGGATCGGACCGGGGACGTCGAGCTCAGGGGGTGGGGTCTCCCCGATTTTCGTTGCGTCCGACCGCTCGCGCAGGGACGCGAGCCATGCCCGATCCCAATCTTCAACGGAGGTCTCGCGGAGGCGCGTGAACTCGATCCTGTAGGCTGCGCACCGGTGCGGCAGCAGGAGGAGGTCCGGCCCCAGGAACGGGACGGGAACCGCGGCCAGGCGCATCGCGCGCAGGAATTCCAGGACCTCAGGACCGACGAATCGCTCGGCGTCCGCAAGGGTTTTGGCGTTCGTCTCCATTTCGCGCGCGGGGTTGTGATGCCTTACGATTACCCCAATCGACCGGGCGAAAAGCTTGTCCGCCTCCTCCGCCTGGCGCGCGAGGGTGGCCGCCCGCTGCTCGGCTTTCACGGCGTCACGGACGGCCTGTTCCGCCGGCGTCAGGGGGACGACGTCGGACACCGGCGCCGGCTTTGTCGGACGCGGTCCGACGGGCTTGTCGGACCGCCGGGAGAGGGGCCGCGCGGGCGGCTGGGGGGCGGGCGTGAGCCCAGCGAATTGCAGGAGTTTGGTGAGCATAGCGGCCTCGTTGGTGTCTGACCGCTATGGATTGTCCGGGCCGTCAGCGACCATCACAAGGGGGCTATGCGGCCCCCGCGACACCCCATGCGGCCGCGTCGTACCCTTCGAGATTCCGGAGCAGGGCCTCCCGCACCTTGCTCAGGAAGGCAGCCGCGTCGGACGTGGGCCACCCGTCGTGCTCGACGCACTGGTACTCAAGGCAGTCCACGAGCTTGGCGGCCTCCGCGATGCTGGGCACCGGCACTTGGCGGGGCACGTAGACGTCGGCGATCCGGCCGGCGATGACGAGCGCCTCGGGATCCCCGAGGTAGCGGACACCCACGCTCAAGATGTTCGCCTCCCAGAGTTGGCGCCCCTCGTCCATCGCGCTCCGCTTCGTGAGGCCCTCGACCCCGTACGCGAGGCCTGCGGAGATGATGCTGTCGATGTGGCTCTTGCTGACGATGAATGCGCTCATGGTGCTCTCCCGTTGGCCGCCCGGTGCGGCCTCGATGGGGGCCTGGGGAGACGGGGGACGCGGCGCGCACCGGAGGCCGCAACGCAGTGGAGGACGGCAAGGCCGCAACGCAGTGGAGGACGGCAAGGCCGCAACGCAGTGGAGGACGGCAAGGCCGTTGCGGGTGGTAGCGACCGCTGTCGGACGACCCCAATTCGAGAGGCCGCTCGGGGGCATGGGCCGCGAATGGGCCGCATATAGGCCGCGAGTGGACCGCGGATGGTCCAACTGCGTACCGCGGATGGGCCGCGGATGGGCCGCGTTTGGTCCGATGTTGGGCCGCGCCGATGAACAGGCGTTCACCGGGACTTGTGACGGTCGCTCCGGGAGGGGGACGATGCCCTCCTAACCCCAGGAGAGCTCATGTCCGAAGCCCTGATCCGAGACGCAGACGCCATCATGCCGGGGCTCCGCGCCCGCCTCGCGCGTCTCGACGCTGCCCGGCCGGGGTGGGAGGAGCTCTACCGCGCGGCGGCGATGGCCAACGCCGTCGGCGGCCGCGTCGTCCTGGAGATGCCGAACGAGCGCCTCCTGGCATGGCACCGACTGATGCTTGATGAGGGGCAGAACCACTGGCTGTCCGTGAAAGCGGACAGAAGCGTGGGCCTAATCGACCTCGGGGACGGCCCCCTCGTCACCATACGCCCCATCCCCGAGAGCGGACGCGACTTCGGTCAGGCGCTCACGTGGCTGCGCCAGGGCGAGCGCGTCCGCCGGGCCGCGTGGCGCCGGGCGTACCGGTACCTCGTGCGCCGTCCCGACGACCAGGGCGACGGCATCTACCTCGTGGAGCCCCGCCTCGATGACGCACGCTGGGTCGGGGACAGCGAGGACCTCCTGGCTCAGGACTACGAGCTCGTGCCGTAGGGGGCTGGTGACGGTCGCTCCCCGGGGTGGAGGATCTCCAGGAACGCAACCGGAGATGCCGACGTGAACGAGAATGAAATCGAGGCCCCCCTGGCCTCGGAGAAATATAGCATCGGTTGGGGGCAACTCATGTTCCTCCCGTTCCATGAGCCGGACCCCAAGATGAGCCGCCGTCGCCGGCGTCGCCTGCGTGGGAAGCGCAAGGCGGGCCTGCTCAAGCCTTGGGGGTTCGAGTTCCTGGGCGAGGTAGAGATCTACAAGGTGGCGGTCGCTAGGAGGCAGGCATGACCGACCGCATGAAGGCAGCCGCCGATGCGGCCCTGGCACGGCTTCACACCTTCCCCATCGAGCGCAGGGTGACGCAGGCGGACCTTCGGACGATCCAGACCGATGGCTCCCTGATGCTGGGCCGAGAGAGTTTCGAGACCGAGGAGGAGTGGCGGGAGTTCACGCGCAGTCTCGGCGTGGGCAACGTGCCGCCGAATTTCCGGATCTCGTTGACCCCCCAGGGGGAGCATCGTCTGTGTGATGATTCCGATTTCGATACCATCGAGATCTCGGGATCCGTCACCTACCTCGGCTAAGAGGCCCCGGTCTCCCGGGGCCCCTGAGGGCTAGGCCGCCTCGGCCAACTCCTGCCGGAGTGAGGTCAGGTACCCCGCCGCCCGGGACGCCGCGCTCGCCGCGGTGAAGATCGCCTTGGGGTCGCTCCGGAGAAGCTTGAGCCACGATGCCAGGTAGCTCGCGTGGGTCGGGTGCGGCTCCGCCTCCAGGCCATGCTCGGCCATGAGGAAGGCGCTGCCCAGTTCGGCCACGAGCTCCTCCGCGGCGTAGGCGGAGGTCTTGAAGCGCCCGGTCAGGTCCCGGTCGAGGCGCCCCTTCGCCCCGCTCCAGTGCACGAGCTCGTGGGCTGCGGTGCTGGCGTAGCCCTGCGCCGTGGGGAACCGGTCCCGCTTCGGGAGGACGATGCGGTCCTCGGAGGGCTGGTAGAAAGCCGCGTCCCCGCCGTGGGTGATCCGGGCGCCGGTGGCCTCGACGAACCGGTCGAATGTTTCGGGGGTGGCCCAATCGCTGGGGGCCGGAATGGATGCGGCCGCGGGGGCGCCCTCCACCTGCGCGGCATTGAACCCGTAGCTCGCGCGGGCGACGAAGCGGCGCCGGTCCTCCTCGCCCTCGATGGCGAGCTCCTTGAAGAAGACGATGATGGTGGACCGCTCGCCCTTGCGGACCTGGGCACCGAGCTCCTGCCATTGCTTGTACGTCGCCCACCGCGTGTCGCCGTACCCGTTGGCCTGCTCCGCGCACCAGAGCATCAGGGTGTTGACCCCGCGGTAGGCGTTGCCGGTCCTCGCGTTGGTCGGGAGGGAGCCGCCCTTCCGGTGCCAAGGGCACTGCCAGTCGCCTGCCTCGCCGGCTTCGAGGGTCGCGATGATCGTGTCGGTGACGGCCTGGTGAACGTCGAACTGGGCCATGATGCTCTCCCGTCGTGCCGCCCATCGCGGCCTCGTGGGGAGGCCTGGAGACGGCCGGGAGCGACCCGCACCGAAGGCGGGAACGGAGTGGACGACCCCGCCAGGGGTTGCGGGGAATAGCGACGGACCGTCGTATGAACCCCCAATCGAGAGGCCGTGCGGGCGCGTTGGGAGAGCTTGGCCTGATCGGTTTCCGAGGGGCGTCCGTGTCCCCGGGCATGCCGTCCCTGGCTCGCCGGCGTCCGTGACGTGTGTCCCTCAGGTACCACCGGGCCATCCTGGTTAACGTAGCCGTTGTCCTGCCCGCCGCGCGATCGATACAGTCCCGCAAAATCGGGAGAGCGAATCAGTGAGTACGGCTGCGACCAAGGCCTCGACGCTCAAGCGAGCCACCGTAGACGACGCCCTGCTCAATAAGGCAGCCGACCTCCCATACGACCTGAGGGTCAGGAACATCGTCGCGGCGATGGAGGACGTGTACGACTTCTTCCACGACGTGAACGGGATCCTGATCGCGAAGGGGCTCAAGCGGCTCGACGAGATGCTCCGGCCGGCGGCCATGAGCGGCATCGTCTCCGACATGCTGACGGCCTCGGTTGCGCGCCAGTCACGCACCCTCGTGGAGAACGGCCACTTCAACGGGCACCCCGACCTCCTGGTGCGGGGGCGCTACCCCAACGACAGCGCCAAGTCAGGCACCGACGGCATCGAGATCAAGTCCACCCGCAAGGCGGGCGGCGCCGTCGACACGCATGGCGGCCGCAATCAATGGATGTGCGTGTTCGTCTACGAGGTCTCGTTCGACCCAAAGCTCCCCGCCATCGACCAGGAGCCAATGCGGTTCACCGAGGTCTACCTCGGCGAGGTCGAGGAAACCGACTTCCGGCACAACGAGCGGGGCGCGCTCGGCACCAGGACCTCGACGCTCCATGGGGATGGCATCGCGAAGCTCCGCCAAAGCTGGGTCTACCTCGTCCCAAAACCCGTCCGGGAGAAGGCCATGCCGGCGACCCCGCCCCCTCCGAAGCGGCGGAGGGGGACGAGCGGTTCTTAACACTCGTCCCGGCAAAGTGGGCTCAGCGACAAAGTAGCGTTTGACGTCCGGACGTCGTGGGTGTCTTGCTGCGGACGTACGGAGATGAGACCAATGCACGCCCCCGGCAAAGTCCGCGATGCCATCGTCGGCTACCTCAAGAGCATCGGGACCGATGCCCAGTCCGACGACATCCATTCCGCCGTGGAGCGCTCCATCGGTGCGGTCAACAAGTCTTCGGTCCGTTCGTACCTGCGCCTGAACACGGGCAGGACCTTCGTCCGGACGGGGCACGGCCGGTACATGCTGGTCGGTGGCAAGCCGTCCGCGCCGGCCAAGACCAAGGCGGCGCCCAAGGGCGATTCCAAAAGCGAGAACCCCGAGCCGGCCCCCGTCTTCGTCGACAACCTCACGCGCCTCTACCACGCGGACTGCTTCGACTGGCTCGCGCGCCAGCCCGACCAATCGATCCATGCCGTGGTGACCGACCCGCCGTACGGTCTCGTCGAGTACACCGTGAAGGAACAGGAGAAGCTGCACGCCGGCAAGGGCGGCGGCGTCTGGCGCGTCCCGCCGTCGTTCGACGGGCACCAACGCGCGCCTCTCCCCCGGTTCACGGTCCTCGATGCCGACGACCGGTCGGAGCTCTACGAGTTCTTCTTCAAGCTCGGTGACCACCTCCGCCGGGTGACCGTCCCCGGCGCCAACGTCGTCGTGGCGGCGAACCCCTTGCTCGCCCATATCGTCGCCGGCGCCATGTCCGATGCCGGGCTTGAGCTTCGCGGGTACATCGCCCGTCTCGTGATGACGATGCGCGGGGGCGACCGCCCGAAGAACGCGCACCAGGAATTCCAGGACGTGAGCGTCATGCCGCGTTCGATGTGGGAGCCATGGGTCGTCCTCCGCTCGCCCCTGGAGGGACGGGTGCAGGACAACCTGCGCAAGTGGAAGACCGGAGGCTTTCGTCGACCGTCCGTCGACAAGCCGTTCGGTGACGTGATCCGGTCCCACCCGACCCCGGCGAGCGAGCGTCGGATCGCGCCCCATCCGTCCCTCAAGCCGCAGGCCGTGCTGCGCCGGATCGTGCGCGCGTCCCTGCCCCTCGGGGAAGGGGTCGTCCTCGATCCGTTCGCGGGTTCGGGGTCCACCCTCGCCGCGGCCTGCGCAGTGGGGTACCCGAGCATCGGTGTGGAGATGGACGCGCGGTACATCCAACTGGCCAGCAAGGCGATCCCGCGCCTGGCCGGACTGGTCGTGCCCGAGAGCGACGCCATCGTGATGTAGGCCTCGGCCTTTCGAACGGAGATACGGTTATGGCAAGAGGCGACAAATCGCAGAGAGCAATGCAGCAGAAGATCGCCGCGGGCATGGACATCGTGACCCGTGTCGGCGGGGAGGCTCCGCCCTCCAAGGCGGAACTGCGCGCCTCGATCCCCGCCTATGACGAATCGATGGTCAAGAAGATCGACCCGAAGGTGAAGGGCAAGAAGGTGCCCTCCACCCGCTAA